ATGGGCGGGGTGCTACAGGCCGATCTTGACGCATTGGGCAAGTTGGAGCCCAAGGTCAAGGAGATGGTGTGGAACATGTCGGCGAAGATGCCAACCCGAGGGGCGGCAACTCCGGGGGCAGATCCCGCCATCGCAGCGATGCAGTCATTTGCGAATGACACCCTGTCCGACGTCCACAAAGCCATTAGTGGGTGGATGGTCGCGGTAGCCGAAGTGTGTGGAGCATTCCAACATCAACTTGTCGAGACCGAAGAGCAAGGCGTACGTCTGTTCCGGTCAATACCGACCCCACTGCGCGTGTAGCCCATGACCGGACCAACTAAGAGCTTGATATTAGGTACGGACCCGAACGCATATCACGGCGCGTTAGATGGCGCTGTGCCAGTCGCCGCCATGTTCGAGTCAACGGTAAGTGGCTTTGAGCATGAGATGAATAGACCTAGCGGAACCTACTGGCAGGGTGCGACCGCCGAGGCGGCACAAGGCAACGCGCATTCCGGCTGGAGTTTCACGGCGAAGGTCAAAGATATCGTTGATAAGTACAACGCGGACGCAACGCCTGTAATCGACCACACCATTATCGAGAACCTAAACAGCGCTAAGCAGATCATCACCAACTGTGAAGAACAAGGCGTGCAGGTATCCGAAGACCTGAAATTGCACTGGACTGCTCCTGCGGGGATGAGTAAGGAATCGGCGGAAGCGAACGCCAAGCGCGTTGAGGAGGCCCAGCAGCGCCTTACAGAGCATGCCGATAAGTGGTGGGGTGGGGTCCAGCAGGTTAAGGGGATTGTTGAAAAAGCAAAGGGCGAAGTCAGCACTATTCTGAATACGGCAGCAGGCACATTCGATGTCGGGGCAGCGGTAAAAGCGGCTTCGCTTAATCCTGGCTCGATCTCTCAGCAGATCACCACCATCAACGCCGCTCCAATCCCAGAAGATCCTAAAACGCCGGGGGAAAAGCTAAAGACCAGTCCGGCCAATGTCGCTGAGCACATACCCGATCAAGAAGTGGCGAAGAAAGACGAGAAGCTAGGGACCACCACAGGCAAGGGCGTCGATAAAGGCGACGACGGAAGACACGAGACAGCCACAGGTACAACGACCAGGGGCAAGTTCGGAAACTTCACGAAGATCGAAGAGCCAAAAGGACCGACCGTTTGGAAGGGCGATTCCGGCGAGAAATCGGGCGAGGTCAACAAATGGGAGCGCCACGGCCATGTGCTCGGTGGTGATTGGAATTTAGAATCACGCCAGCTCGCCTACGATGCAAAAGCAGAGGCCGAAGTCAAGAAGGGCGGCATAACAGGTAGTGAACATGCCGGGGCCTACCTCATCGACAACAAGGGCGATATCCACTGGGACTTGGGCGAAAACGGAAGCGGTGGCCGAATTGAGGCCAAGATATTCGGCAATGCTGGTGTTGAAGAGTATGGCAATGCCGGGGCAACGGGGAATAGCGGAGTCACCGTAGGCGGTGGCGGGAGTGGTGGCCTGCACACCGGCCAGGAATTGAATTATCACAGCGAACCACTTGACGCCAAGATTGGCGTAGAGGAGTACGCAGGTGCGGGCGCTGGCGCTCACCTCACGTTCTCTGAAACCGAAGACCACAAGTGGCGAGTTGGTGGTAGTTGGGGCTACGGCTGGGGCCTGGGTGCCAAACCCGGATTCGAAGTCACTGTTGATCCAGTGGTGGTAGGCAAGAAGGTGGCAGGGCTATGGAACTGGGTCATGGACTGAGATGCCTACATACAGGATCAAGGTCAACGGTGCCCCACCGAATGGATGGACTCCAATACCCCCCGACGATCCGCACGCCGTCGCTGTGTATCTCCGCGATCCAGCAGCCTTATCTCCGCGCATCGTAGTTAGAGAGCGGTTCGTCAACGGGCCGAGCTTGGACCTCGAAAGATACGCGAGCCGTGATGCAGAGCAGCTAAACGCGAAAGTTTCACGCGCAGAATACATCTCGTTCGCGCCTGTCCCCCAGTATGGGCAAGACTTAGAGTTCATCGAGGGATACGCCATGGTTCGGGGCTCCCGGCTCTACACCACGGTGGACACAGCAGACGGACAGTCCTACATTCTGGAGCTGTTATTCAGTTGTCCACATGCCCAGTATGATCTAGTGAAACCCGAGTTTGGGGCCTTTCTGAAGACTTTGGAGGTGGTGAATGGTGAAGCGTAGCTTGGTAATTGGCGCTGCGGCTCTGTCAGTGTTGCTATCGGGATGTCACGTTAGCTTCTCCTCCGGCACAGACAAAGAGGCGGAGAAACCCCTAATCCCGCAGATAGCCCAAGCGGACCTAGAACAGGGCTTGAAGGATGCCGTAAAGGCCAAGCAGAGCATCGTTTTGAAGGAATCCCACTGCAACGGACCGCTGAACGGGAAGATAGACGCAACTCAGAAATGCGCCATCGTGGATGACGAAGGTATCCACTACGACGTGCTCGTGACAACCACCTCCGTGCAAGGCAAAGACATCAAGTTCAAGTACGCCGTTGAGCAGACTTCTAACTAGCTGGGAGCGCTTGTGAAGGCCGTAGCCGGGTCGGTGTTGGTGGCGTGTTCCGTCGTGCTGGCCGGCTGCAACGTCAGCGTGGACATCGGCAGCAGACCGGAGATTGACAAAGATCGGCTAGCCGTAGGCGTTTCCGACGCCTTGCGAGACAAGACGGGAGAAACACCCGTTACCTCGAAGTGTGATGGCGGGTTGCGTAAAGAGCCGGGCGCTAAGCAACGATGCTGGGTCTCCAACCACAAAGGCGAACTGTTCGGAGTCACAACCACGACGACCTCCGTCAACGGTGACAAGATCAAATTCGATGTGGACGTAGACGCCAAACCCGCCGACAAGAGCCCGTAGCTGTACGATCGACCTGCGGCTGGGCGGCGATACATAATTCACCCCCGATCTGTGTCCTTACCCGCCCAGCTGCTCACAGGCAAGCCATTACAACTCACCCAGGGGGCTTGTTTGTCGGCCACAAACGGTACTCCTCGCCGTGGTCCCTCACGTTGGCGATGATCGTTCCGTCTGAGCGCTGAAAGAACACCCGGATCTCGCTGGTGATCCACACGTCCCCCACCGGCATCCCGTCCGACAGGCCGAGGCGCATGTTCCGCGTACTGTGTCTGTACTCCCGGCCTTGGTAAGTGATGACGACTGTGGCCGGGTCATCCCCCTCGATATGCAGCTTCATGGCCGCACGATACGACCGGGGTCCGACAATCCCCGGAAACGCAAAAAAGACCCCCGAGCCAGTCTGAAGACTGACCCAGGGGTGAATACCTGCAAGCCATGACCAATCGAGCTACTTGCGGGTGGCTACGTCGACTATCGACAAAATGATCCACACCGGAGCCCAGAAGCCGCATGTGAGCAGAGTCAGGATCAGGTGCAACAGGTGATTGACCCGAGGGCCTTGGTTGACGACGAGTACCGGTGCCGGCCCGTAGATCGGCCTCGGAGGTGGGGGCGCGGCGTGCGCCGTCCACTGCGTTCCGTCATACCAACGCTGTCCCCCGCTCCCGTTCGGGTCCGGATACCAACCTGGTGCGCTCAACTACCCCTCCTAGTGACTGGCCTCCAGTATCTCCCACCACTCATCGGTGGTGTAGCCCATATCGATATACGTTCGTTCCGGGAAACCTGGGGGGCCACCTTGTAGCCAGCGGTTGCAAGTAACCACCAGATCCGGCTCCGGAGTGACTACCCGCTCAACGCCAGAGGCCGTGATCAGCTTCTCGCAGCCGTAGCAGGGCTCTCTGGTTACGTAGAGGGTTGCTCCGACAAGATCTTCCCGATCACAGTAGAGAAGCGCGTTGGCCTCCGCATGTACTGCAACACAACGTCCGGGTCCGTCGTCGTAAGAAGTCTCTCCAGGGCTGACACTTGCCAGTCTTCGAGGACAAGACCCGCATCCCGGCATACCCGCAGGAGATCCGTTATATCCGGCCCCTCGGATGCGTCGGTCTTTGACGACGACTGCTCCGACTTTGCTTCTGTCACAATCACTCCGCTCTGCAACTGCTGTGGCGATGTTGAGGAAGTACTCATCCCACGAGGGGCGGCAATTTGAGATCTGGACCTACCTCCTCCCAAAGAACCTCGTCCAACTCCCACAGCTCGTCGTATTGCCTGCCGATCAATAACATGTTCGGTCTGGTGTTTTGTAGAACGGCGAGGATCACCCACTGCCGTCCGAGATGCGTTACCTCCCTGCCCACTTGGCTATTGAGCCAAGCAGGGATGTCAAACTCACTCATCCAGCACCGTCTCCAGATTCGGCCAGCAATAGTGCTTCATTCCGCAGTCGTCCAGCAGGACAACTTGTCCATCTTCGGAGAAGCTAAGGAGCTGGCCCTTCGCCACGGCACTCGGGTCCTCATGGCACAGAATGACTTTCACCTGCTTGCCGAGCATGGGCAGCATGCCGTCTAGCCAGTTCACTTCAATCCCAGCATCCACTTGGCCGCGTATCGGTTTAGCACACCGCGAACAGGGTGGTTGCGACCACACCATTCAAGGCCGGCAATAACAAACCACGGCACGATCCACACCGACGACAGAATCGCGGTTGTGATGGGTGCGTTTACCACTTCACTACGCTTTCGCCATTTCGCTTGTACTCCAACGTTGTTCCGTCTGGGAACGTCATACGACGAATACCGCCATCGTCAACGTCAAACCATGGAGCGGTCGCGGTGAACGTGACTGTGTCGAACCAGCGAGTCGGGTCGAATGGGTCTTCGGGTTGCCGCCTGTCTCGCCAGGCAGCCAGCCCCATGACCTTCTCCAGCACCCAGATAACCGGGCGCATATACCAACTCGGCTCGGGGATCACAGGTAAACTCCTGCCGAGTTTGGCTGTCGCCATTCCCAAGGGTTCTCCTCCAGAAACCTCGGTTCTGGATCTCTGGACCATTCGCAACAACCGCAGCCGCCCTGGGTCTCCACGTACAAATCGCCGCGCTCCAATTGAAGCTCATAGAGCTTCGCGATCAACTCGGAGATCTTCACAGATACCCCGCAAACGAATCCCGGTACATCCACGGCGGGGTATCTTGTGGCACCACCGAATCCGGGCGTAGCACCACATACGCAGCGCCGTTCTCGACCAGATCTCCAAGAATCTCGTGCATCTCGTCTAGCTCACGAACCGGCAGTCCCCGGAGAGCTTCTGGGAGTGCTGGATTCGGCTTGTGCAGGATCTTCTTCAGAAATTCAAACACGTGTTCCTAGTGGTAGAGGTAGTAGTTGTCGTACTTGTCCGAGTCCAATTCGTCGTCGCCTCGTCCATACGGCTCGGAAACATAGCCTTCGGGCCTAGTCGGTTTACGCAGCCCCATTGAGTTCGCGTAGGTCCGCTTAGGCTTCGGCGCCGGCTTAGGAGGCTCGTACAGCTCGACTAGATCGAACGTCAGCTGGACTTTGGGGTTGCGACTCGGGTACTCATAGCCTTCGAGATTCATCCAGTCGTAGTCGATGCTCGAATTCCGCACCCCGTACCGAATACCGTTCAGCGTGAGATATGCCCGACCCGATTCGTCGTACTCGACGTTGAATGTCTCGCTCGTCGGGTAGTAGAAGTTCACTCCCCGCGTTCCCATTTCAGTTGGGATACTTGATCTTCCAGATCACGAATCTCACAGACCAGATCAGCAATACGGACCTCTTGGTTGTCGCGGTCCTCGTCCAGCCGGTCAGACTCATCCAGCGCATCGTGCATGCGGCGCACTAGATCTGGGAAGCATCCGTGGACGGCGGTGATGAAATCCGCATCCTCTTCGAGGAGGTTATCGGCCACCATGTGCCGGTGGTCATCCTTCCCTACCGCCCAGACGACAAACCAAGGCAGCTCGTTGCCGGCTGCGTCCTTGGCCTGTTCCGACATCCAGTAGGTGTTTTCTGCACCGGTAGTTTTAGCGAAATGCTGATACAGCAGATCGAAGAATTCACGATCTTCCATCGGTGATTCCCTTCAGATAAGGATCTAATGATTTGTTGGGCAACAAGGTTTTTAGAACCTCTTCCAACTTCTCGTTGGGCACCCGAAACGTCAGGCGTACGTCGGTCGCATTCCGAATGAATGCGCCAGGTCCCGTGTCAGACACTTCGACGTAGTAGTCAGGGAACCAGGGTGGCTCATACATCCGCGCTCTCCGAAGGGATCGCCAGGATCTCTGCCCGGATAACCGTCCACTCGTCTGGGCCAAACTCCATACCGCCAACCACGATCGGCAGCTTGACTCCATCCAGCTCCGCAGGCTCGAATACCTCGAATGAGAAGGAATCATCAAGCACACCGGCTACGCCTGGGTTGTGGATAGCCGACGTCGTGATCTGATCCCGGAGGATCTTCTCCCGGCGCGACCTAGTCAGGCCCTCCCAATAGTCCTTCTGGATGGGCGTAATCAGCGCCCACTTCTTCGCCTCTCTCAGCATCATTTCCTCTCGTACAATGTCAAGCCGCCAACAGGTAAGGGTCCGTGCAGGTTTCGCGGTCTTCCTCCTTGAGGTACAGCGACCCCCAGGACCGTCCACCGACCTCTGGATCGGTTCCGATCAACACCGGCCCCATCTGTTCGGCCATGATCTCCCCGACGTGCGACGACATATATGCCGCGTCCGATTCGGGCACGGACAGCAGCACCTCGTCGTGAATAGGGAGGCGTAGATGTTCGGTGTATCCAGCCTCGTGCAGCCGCACCAACGCCCTGCCCGTGACGTCCCGAGACGTCGACTGGACCAGGTAATTCAGCGCCGAATACGCCCGCGACGGATCAACCGGCAACCGCCGGCCAGTCGGGGTCGTGATGTACCCACGCTGTGCTGCCTCTGCCGCTACCCGCTTCGCCAGCTGGTCTACCTTCGGGTACGTCACTGCGAACGCGTCAAGAACGATCTTCGCCTTCTCGACTGAGATCTCGGCCTGTTCTGCAAGGGCCTTCGGTCCCCCGCCGTAGACGGTCAGGAAGTTGGCCATCTTGCCGACCTTGCGATCCACGCCCGCCGCGTCTGCGGTGATCTGGTGCAAGTCCTCGCCGTTGGCGAAAGCCTCCAGCATCGTCTTGTCTCCGGATAGTGCAGCCAGCACGCGGAGTTCCTGTGTCTGGTAGTCCACCGAGGACATCAGCTCCCCCTCGTCTGCGAGGAAGCAACGACGGATCAGCCAGTCATTCGACGGCAGAGTCTGGGCCGGTATGCCGGTGATCGACATACGAGCCGTACGGGCCTGTAGCGGGTTGACGTGTGCGTGGCACCGATCCTGCGAGTCGCGCTCGGTCAGGAACTTCTCCACCCACGTCTTACGCCACTTGCCGGCCTTCTTCGCCTCTACGATCGCCTTGGCCAACGGATCGCCCTTGTCCACAAGTTCCTTGAGCAGAACCTTGTCGACCTTCAGGTTTCCGGTTGGGGTCCTGCCCTTGATCTTGACGCCACGGGCTGTCAGAGCCTCCGCGACCTGGACAGGTGAGTTCACGTTCTCCAGGCCGTGCTTGGCCGCTTCCTCCTTCCAGGCTTCCTCCTCGCCCAGTAGGCGGGCGGCTAGCTGCTCGGAGTACTCCACGTCCAGTAGGAACCCGATGCGCTCCATGTACGAGCAGATCTCAGCGAGCTTGTGTTCGTAGGGGATCAGATCTTTGGAGCTGTTCGGGACCAGCTTGCCCAGCTTCTGCAACAGACGTGCGGCCAGGATCGGGTCCATACCCGAGTACAGCTCGTAGTCAGGATCATCCAGCGGAATGATCGACCAGATCTTGGCCTTGGTCGTCTTGTGTTTCTTGGCGAGCGCAGTCATCGAGCCCTTGACCGTCTCGGCCACCTCCGGGTCGATGTAGTGCTTGGTCAGATCCTCCAGCGAGTGCCCGATTCCGCCTTCCTTAAGCCCCCTGGGGTCAACCAGGTGGGCCAGGATCTTGGTATCGGTTACCTTGGGCCACAACGACTCCATAGGGACGCCGAGTGTCTGTTCGAAGACCTGGAGGTCGAATGAAGCGTTCTGTAGTACGAACTTCTTCACGGCCCCCAGGGCTATACGAACGTCGTCCTGGAACCGCGTGCCCAGTTCAACTGGAACCACCCAGGACTCAAACGGAGTACCGAACTGCACTAGCCGACAACGGAAGTCGTCTTGGTAGATGTTCAGCCCGGTAGTCTCCGAGTCCAGACCGAGGAACGCCAGGTTCGCTCGGATGAAGTCCCGGAATCCTTCGAGATCGTCTTCCGTCTCTACGACGTTGATCACGACCGGATCGCCGGCCACCAGATGTCGGTACTCCCTCAAATCACACTCCCAAGTAGTCTTCCGCCGCCGTTTCCAGGTCGGTCAGGAACTCCAGCAAGGGCTCCGGCAGATCATCGAATCGGCAGTCGTACTTGGCTTCCGCTCTCCGCATGGCCACGAGGTATCCCACCGCCAGAGCAACAACGTCTCCCAGTGGCTCGTTCAGCACATCTTGCTTCGCCTCGTCAATGGTCACGCAGCCTCCTCTAGGCTCTCAATCACGCTGTCGAACAACGCCATAACCTCAGCTTCCGAGTGTCGGTCGTTGTACTCGTGGACCAGCTCATAGTCGACTTCATCACCGGATAGATAGCTGTAGTAGTCCTCGTCAGCAGAGAAGACATAGGTCGCCACTGCGTATGCAGCATCCTTGGCATCCCCGTCTTCATGGAACGGGGAGTAGTCCTCCTCGGTCATCGCCTTACCGTGCCCGGTGGCCACGCCGATGGCTCCAAGTGCACAGACGCACCCGTCCGTCGACTCTAAGGTGCTTTCTGCCCAGCCACGCTCAGCGATAACCTCTTTGGACTTCTTCAGTATCTCGATGACGTTGCTCATGCAGCCGCCTTGCGAGTCTCGATGGCACGATCGATTACTTCGAAGACGTCTTCGTCGGTAGCGCCGCGATCATTGAACCGGTAGACGGTTTCTGCGGGCGTGGCAGAGATCACCGGAGGTATCCGGGGGTTCTTTTTCAAGGCGACAATCTGCTCAGCCAGACCAGCGACCACATTAAATCCAGGCTTGCCACTCGTGAACACTCCGTAGCCGTCTCCGGCATACTCCGACCGGAAGTCCTCTCCCGCTACCGCGATCCCAACGGCACCGAGCAGGCACACTTTGCCGGTAATGGGGCTAATCAGCGCACCCACGCCACGCCCACGCTCTGCCAGCACCTCCCGCGTCTTCTGGAGCTGTTCCAGGACAACATCCTTCGGGAAGTTCTCCTCGATGTGCGCCTGGATCTCTTCACGCTCTGCGCGATAGTCGTCAAGCTGCTTAGCAGTGTCAGTCACGGCGTCTTGCTGCTCACTGAGAACCCGCTCGTACCAACTAATGTCGTAATCCAGAGACTCGATACGCTCTTCCAGAATCTCTTTTACCTTGCTGCTCATTGCACTCCTTTGTGGTATTGGCGGCGTACGATCCGAGAGATCGTCGCCCGGTTAACATCGAATGATTCGGCTAGATCCTTTTGTTTCCAGCCTTTTCGGTACATGTCGCGTATAGCCCGGACATCCGATCCGGTGAGCTTGCGACGGTTTGGCCTAAGCACCGGAGGTTCGACCGCTACCTTGGTCGTCTCTGTGATCGGAGCTATAAGCCGGTCAATCTCATTCAGTACAGCCATAAGTCGAGACATCGGATCGCTACCCATCCGAACTCCCTTCTAGGGAGGGGGCTTTCGCCCCCGTCCCGTACAATGTCAAGTCAGCGACCTACTTGAGCAGCGCCTTGTCCAGCCAGACCGGGTCCTTGCCTGAACCCTTCGGAGGCATCCAGGCATGCCACGGATCGCCGTTCTTGGAGCCGGTCTTGTACTCGTAGCTGGCATCCGGTGCCGGAGGGGTGCCCGGAGGTGGCTGCTTGGAAGCCTGCGGCTGTCCGCTGCGTCCCTTGAATCCGCCTCCACCGCCGCCGTTGCCGCCCTTAGACGGAGCGCCACCGCGGAACACAGTTGCGACGTTCTTGACCTTGTCCATAAGCGCCTTGAAGCCCACGACGTCGTCCAGGATCTCGTTGGCCTCGGCCACGGAACCGGCATGGACAACAACCCACGAAGCGTCGAATCCAGCCGCTTCCTTGAACGTCAAGACGATCTTGCCGTCGTTCTGCGGGACCACGTTGGTCACGACAGCCGGCTTACCCGTCTCGGGGGGCGGCGAGTTCCACACACTGCCCTCTACGGGAGGGGCCTGGGCCTCGTCCGGAGCGGATGTAGCCGCAGCGGCTGCTGCCCACGGATCTTCGATTGTCAATTGCTACCTTTCTTGTTAATTCAGTGAATTGCAGCCTGTTTGGCTACAGATTTGAGACTGTCTCGACCAACAGGTCGAGCGTTTCTTCCACGAACACGAGGACATCCCGAGGAGTGTCGAAGTAACCGACCCCTAGCTGGTCGGCCAGATAACGAGCCTCCATGCCGTCCTCCAGCCAGTTGACGAGCGCCTGCTTGGTCCGGATGCGCTGCTCGCGGGTCACAGACACACCTCGCCAGCCAGGGCGTAGAGGTATGCGTTGGCCGCGTCTAGAGCCTCTTCGATCTCGTCGTACGAGAGCCCTTCAGCCAGATCAGATTCGTGCGCGGTGAGCGCCTCTACCCCGTCCTCCAGGTGGAAGATGATCAGCTGCTCAGCCAGGTCTAGCTTCGTCACGCGAATCTCCCCGACCCCGCAGGCACGAACACCGCGTCGATGAACGAACGGCGTTCCTGATAGCCAGGGGTGTACTCCCCGCCTACGTACATCTCTCGGTCATCGTCCGTCCAGTTCTCGATCCTCATCGCCTTCTGGTGTGGAAATAGATCCGGCACTAGCTCCCGGCGGTACAGCTCAGAGCCGCCCATGCCGTTGAATGTGCCGTCCAACAGGTGGTGCATCAGTCCTCCTCCTCCTCGTAGGAGAGACGATCAGACCTGTTGTCCTCCAATATGTTGTCGATGTTGTTGAGGCCGGTATGGGGATCGACGTAGTTTGTTCGGCTCACTCCCAGACCTCTTTCTCGGTGGCGCTAGTCCGCAGGTGCGCTGGAGCTACCGAGTAATCGGCGTTGTATGCCTCTTTCGAGAGATACTGGGCCGCAGCCGGTTTAACCGGCGCACGGGTTCCCGGTCCGTCTTCACGAGCCGAGAACTTGCGCTTGGCAACCTTGTTCATCTCGTCGGTGAGACGTGCCAGCCCGTTCTTGAGGGTGTCTTTCGACTTCGTATCCTTCGGGACCTCGTTCAACGCGTACCGCGTATAGATGGCCTCGATGTACTCGATCTTCAGTGCGCCCAGCGCGTCGAACAGATCGCATCCGATCTCTACTTGGCCCTTCTCGATCACAACGGCTGTCAAGATCCCACGTTTGAGGGCGTTCTTGGCGTCGGCTACCGAATAATTGAAAGCACCTTTGTAATAGTCGTAGTCGGTACGCTCCCGGCTCGCGATCTGGTGTCCCATCCGGGCGAGGAACCGATACTTGGCCCTCTCCTCGTACCCCTCCACCTTGGCAACAGTGCCCGGCGACTCAAGGAGTTCCACGTATATGGCTTGTTCGACGTCGTCAGCTTCGACAACGCCAGGCCATTCGTATGCAACGGATTTCGCCGCTTTGCGAATGGCCGGCATTAGCTTCTCAATGCTGTCCAATGTCAAGTGTCAGACCTCCCAAGTGAATCCGTCGACCGAGAACTTGCCCCCGGTGATTGCGACAGGCTCTGCCTTTACGTGCTTGCCGTCGACGGTCAAGATCCCGAATCCCTGCTGCCAGTTGGCCGTCGCACCCTTCAGGTACTGGGCACGCTTCATGTCCATCAGGTTCCCGACCTCCAGGCCGGTCAGTTGAGTGGTCACCTTGCCGCCGTAGCCGCGCGTCTCGTGGCTCAAGCCCAGTCGGTGGGTGTGTCCCATCACGACGGACTTCCCGAACTTCCTTGCAGCGCCCAGGGCCGTATTGCCGGCAATCCTGGACAACGAGATCCCGCCACGGTGGCCGTGGGTGGAGATCCATCCGGGAGCGATGTCGTAGAACTCCGGGAGCAGCTTGATACCGAAGCCGTCGAAGTCACACAGGGCCTCCATGTTGAAGACCTCGGTGTCGCTCAGCGCAGGGGCATTCTTCTCCAGGTACTCCCTTGGCCGCAGATCGTGGTTGCCCTCGTGGGCACCGACATCACCCCCGTATACCGCTCGAAGCGGTGTCAGGATGTTGTCGCGGAAGTACTTGGCGTCCTCGACGACGCTGCCTTCGAACTCTCCACGGGTGCCTTTGTTCCATCGTGACGGCTGGGGGAAATCCAGCTGATCACCGATCAGCACCACCTCGTCAGGTTGGGTGTCTCCGATGAACCGGATCACCGCTTTGACGGCCTTCCTGTCGTGGAACGGGACTTGCATGTCCGATACCACGCAGATTCGTTTAGTCATCGTCTCCTAAGAGGGACGCAAGATGCTCCCTCGCTTCGTCGTACGCGTTCGTCAGCTTGATCAACGCCGAGCGGATGGAGCCGCCGTCTGTGTGGTAATCGATGCGAATATCGACCGTCGAGCTGATCCCGTCCCGCCTTGCGGTGAGCGATGCGTCAGCCATCGAGAACTTCGGTGTACGGCGCGTATCGAGTGGGGTCCAGGCTGTTGTTGTCGCTCTTTTCCCATCGGATGTCGGACTCGTGCCAGACATCCCCGTCCCGATCGGTGATCTTCACGCCTTCCGGAATGTCCAGGAACGACTGCCACTGCCGAGGCACAGGGTCACCCTCGGTACCGCAGCACCCCGGCTCTGGTAGGTGCTCCCCCGTGGTCGACTTGGGCAGCTTCTCCGTGAGGCCGGCATAGCCTCCGATATCGACGTACGAGTCTCGGTGGAATCCGTTCTTTGCGCGGGACAGCTTCAGCTGAATCATCAAGTGCGACACATCGAACGGTGTCAGAGGTTCGTTCAGCTTCGCGCCCAGTTCCACTGTCCACCGACTGGCGATGTCCAAGAAGGACTCCTCCACCGGCCCGTAGTCGGTGCGGCGGGGTCCGTTGATGATCCGCTCTGCCTCTTGCAGAATCGACTCCTGCTCTGCGGGTGTCCCGGCGTCGGCAACTGCGTTGCCTAGCGTCTCACTCACAGTGCGCCCTTCCGGGCTGCCAGGATCAGATGCGCCAAATCCTCCAAGGCATCAACGGCTTCGTCCCGGTCGGTGACATAGAAACCGTTGGTATACGGGCCGCGCACGTTGACTATCCAGCCTCTGCTACTCTCGCTTGCGTCCGCGACTTCTCCGTCACCAACAATGAGCACATACTCGACGGCGCTCCGGGCGACAATCTCAGCCTCGTAGCCCTGAATCACGATGGTCTTTTCCTTGACTGGTTCGCCCACTGTACGAATTACGTTGCCAATCACAGGTTCTCCAAGCTGTCGATGATATGAGAAATGACGTCCGATTGGTCCGCCTGGGCCAGGGCCGCAATGGCATCGTCCCTGGAATCTGCCTGTACGGTCATCAGCGCCGATCCGCCGGTCACCAGTTCGATCCCGATTCGGACCTCGAAACTGTCCGGGTCCAGATCATCCAGTTCATAGTCTTCGTCACCTTCGTAGACGAAATCGTGAATATCGTTGATGTTCAACCATTCTCCTTGTATGTCTTGATCAAGTCAGCAAGGGCATCTGGCCGCAAGCCGACTATCGGCGGATGGGTCCACGACAGGATCGCGGGTACGGACTTGATGCCGTGCTCCTTCAGAACATCAGCAGCCCAATCACTCTCGCTCGCATCGTGCACTTCGTACAGCACCTCGGACTCATCCAGAATCGCTTTCACCCTCCTGCATGGCTGGCATTCAGGCTTGGTAAACAGCTGGATCAAGCAAGTACCTCGGTCTTGCCGTCGCTTCGGTACCGGTACCACAGCCCGTCACCGGCCAGGAGCACAACGTGTCCGCGCACCCCATTCAGCCACTCGCCTATGGACCCTTCTTTGTATGTGTTCTCACGCTTCATGGGCGACCCACTTCTACGTAATCCTTCCTTTAAGGGCTTGTGGCCCTTCTTTTCTCACTATCGAGTTCACGTCCTCACCCGGTGGCATAGGGATCACCTTTGACCCCGGTATCGTCTCGGCCACCTTGTCCGCGAACGACATGCCCGCCTCGTCACCATCGGCCAGCACGAACACGTCGCGGTAACCCAGGAACAACTCACGGAAGTACGGTTGCCACATCTGCGCTCCGGGCACTCCCACCGTTGGGATACCGCAGACTTGCGCGGTGATGGCGTCGATCTCGCCTTCGGATATGGCGATTCTCGGACTGTGATTGATCAGGGCTGTCGTGTTGAACAGCCACGGCTGCTCGCCGGAAACGGTTCGATACTTGGGCTTTTCATCATCGAGACGCCGGAACCGGATCGATACCACAAACCAGCCCTGCTCTTGATGCCAACGTAGGTACGGGATTGCTACCCACCCCCGGAACATCTCATGACCAGGGAGTGGATCTTCCACGTACCCCAGCATGAACTTGTCGATCTTGGCCTGTGCGCTCGCTTCTGTTGTCACCAGACCCCTTGTCGCCAAATACTCTTCGGCGGGACTGCCTGGCAGGCTTAGTCGGTAGCGGTCGGTCGCTGCCTTCAGAAAGCTCTTCTGCGATTCGCTTAGCCTCTGCAAATGTCACCTCCTCTCGATCTCGAATGATCTTTATGACGTCCCCCTTCACACCGCACACGAAGCAGTGGAACGCGTTGTACTGCATCGAGATAGATGCAGACTTGTTCGTGTCGCCGTGAAACGGGCACAGACATGAAGCCCACTTACCGCGTTGAGGCTTCGGAGGTGTCCAATCCGGGAAGTACCGTTGGATCAAGCGGACGATCGGAGCATCTTCCATGTCCCTCCTTGTACAATGTCAAGTATTCAGGCAGCGTTAGCCAGCTCGATCGGCGCTACTCGCTGACCGATCACGTTGAACGCGGGAGGGCTATCCAGATACGACGCTCCCCGCAGGAATGCCGCTGGATCGTCCCGGAGATGGCCCACAACGTCCCGGTTACACGGGCCGCACAGGAGGCCCCGAACGAATCCGGTCTCGTGGTCGTGGTCGACTGAGAGCTTCTTACGCCCCGTGCCGTTCGCTCGACGGCAGATGTAGCAGCACCGGCCTTGCCATTCGTAGATTGCCCAGTACTCTTCTGCGGTGATCCCGTACGTCGCTATGAGCCGCAACTCCCAGGCCCGGTCTCGGGTCTTGGACTTACGAGCCCGTTCGTGAGTCACACACCGGTTGCCTGGCACAGGATTGCCGGCGCGGGTAAGCGCTGGCTTGCGCTTAGTGGTGATGCCCTCGGCCACACAATCGACGCACGGCTTAGCGGCCAACGATCAACCTGTCTAGGTGCTCCTGGCTACACCCAGGCCGCCTCCGAAAGTCGGAGTACGCGCCCTGGACCGCCTCCTTGGCAGCCGCCTCCAAGGTGCCGGAAACTGCGATGTATCCCCTATCTTCAGATACGGTGCGAAGCCGCCTCTTGATCCGAGCAATCACCTTCGGGTTGTGAAACTCGGCGCTGTACTTCAGCTTCCAGCGATACCCCTTGGGCAGCTCTGGTAGTTCGATCATTCCTGCACTCCGATCACGGCCACGGGTTTCTGAACACGGACACAAACACGGCCAGCGCCGAGAACACCACTCCCGCCACGAACAACGCGAGGATCGTCATCACGCCGTAAGCGATGATCTCGGCACACATGTCCAGGTAGCTCACTTGGTCATCCCCTTGACCCACAGTCGGGACATCCATTTGACGACCTTCGACGTCTGTTCGGCCATCTTGATCGAATCGGCAGACACAGGGTTGTCCTCGTACATGTCCAGCTCCACGGTTGCCACCTCGTAGCCAAACACCTTCACGGAGAGCTTCACGACGGGAACCACCCGTAGAAGCCACAGAACGCGCCAATTAGGTATCCGACGTTAAGGACGAACATATTCCAAAGCGCGAGCCTCATAGTTCGCTCTTCACCACTTCGTTGCCGTCTTCGTCCCAGACACCTAGTACCACCGGGTCTCCGAAGTCGTATTTGTCACCCACCTTGGAGAACAGGTCGTAATTCGGATGCCCGAATGCTTTCTCGATTGCCTCGTCAGGATCATCTGCCTCGATGCCCGAAAAGAAGTTCGAAGCAACGGCTCCAAGCTCCACGTCGTACTTCATCGGAAGTCGCACTCCATCTGTGAACCATCGCCAGATCCGTCATACGGAGACCAGACGATGCACCGGGTACCTTCTACGTACACCACTTTGAATCGATCCTCTGTGGCGCTCGTAGCGGCACTGGAACACCCAGCCAGCCCCAAGGCCGCGAACGCAATCACCAGTCCTGCAATGAGTTTCTTCACTTGGTCGGCCCCCATACCTGTTCGCCGTACGAAAAGGGGAGGTCGTTGTTCACTGCGTACCCGCTATCTCGCGATTCGATCAAGTACACCCCGACATACTTTCCGTTGGGCTTCTCGATGTAGACAGTTAAGTCCCTGCCATGGTCCTCAGACACGAACACCTTGGGTGCCTTCGGCTTACGCCCGTCTGCGATCCGCCGCAACTGGTCAGCAGTGCTCAGGAAGTAGGTATCTTCGCAGGTGCCCGCCTCGCGCCACGAGCCGTCATAGCTCAAAGTCTCCAAAATCTCTGCTGCTGCGTCGATCTGTTCGACGGTCGGCATTAGTCGGTCACCGCCACGATGGCGGCCAGGACCACAATGGCGACGAGCAGTGCCGCGCCGATCCACAGCGGAGCGGTCACCCACAGCCATGACCATGCAACAACGCCGGTCAGCTTGAGAACGAGAAAGACGATGAACAGAATTACAGGTAATCCGATATGCATGTTGTTCCTATCCGTATGCCGCAACGAAATCGCGGGCTTGTTGTGTGTACGGCTGATATCCGTAGTTGATTACTTCGATACCCGCAGCGATTGCTCGGGACATCATGTGGCGGGTTCCGGCACCGCCTTCGAGCGGAAACGCAAGGCACACGAACGCTCCCGCATCCGCCATGTCCTGATTCCGAACCAGCGGCGCTCTCTTGCCGTGCTTGTCGTAGTTGGGAGCGTGCGCCTCCACCTGGACAAGTCGACCCATTTGCCTTGCACACCAGGCCCATCGGTCCGCGATGTCGTCAGCACCTTCGGCTGCCCCGTGCACCACCACGATCCCCCTGGGGGCCACCAGGTATTCAGTCTCCAGCGCAGTCCAGATGGCTCGTCGGTTAGTCCATTTGCGACTGCCGGTAACGAGGATGCGCCTCATGTGATGCAGAACCAGATCACGAAGCCCACAAACAGGGCGAGGTAGAGGGCCGTGTCACCGTTGGTGTTCACGCTGAGAGTCTTTCGAGGTATCGGTCCACGTTGAGCTGAGACACGTTGCCCGCGATACGCGGGATGGCTACGTCAACCTTGTACTCGGAGTAGGTCTTCGGGTCTTTGATCGGCTTGTTGAGCTTCCACCGCGTCTCGGTGCGGGTGTTCGTCTTGTTGTCCAGCAGATCCGCCGCGATCGATTGGCGAGTCAGGTTGGGCTTTGCAATCGGCTTCATTCGATTCCTTCCAGGGTTTGTACAATGTCAAGTAATTGGCCAGCGGTTACCAGGTTTGGCAGGTGGCAGGTTCGTACCTGCCGTCATATGCACTCCCGCCTTCGGCGAACGACTTGTGGTACTCCAGCGCATCGTGGATCTTCCAGTACGAAACGTCGTCGTAGCGGCATTTGGAATACTGGGCAACACCAACGAACTCAGAGCTGAAGAGCCTTTCCTCGCAAAGCGTTTGAATCTTGTTCCACACCCTGCCCAGTGTCATGCCGGTGTCGATAAAATCATCCACAAACACCCAGCGCTGCCCCAGCGTGCCCTCTGCGGGAATGTCGGAGTGAGACCCGTCGTTGTCCTTTCGGACGATCAGGAAGTGCTTACCCAAGTGGCGCGCGAGCATCGGAGCGACGATCGTTCCCGACAATCCAGTCCCGACCAGGGTGTCGAAGTCGACTCCCGCCAGCTCTTCATCCGCGAACTGCATGAGACTGTCGAAATCGTGCGCCGCGTGTAGGTAGTAGCTCCTGAAGTGAATCGACTTTGGCAGGGCTGGCACCCGTACAGGTGCTTCGAGTGCCTTCAGGTAGTCAGCGATGGCAAAACTCATTCCTTACCTCCGTACAATGTCAAGTCTGAGCCTTGGATAAGCAGCATCAGTGAGCGCCCAATGCGGATGCTGTTCTCCCGCTTGTAGTAACGTTCCTGCTCTTCAGTCAGATCCCGCCCGTAGGTTTGGTATAGCGGGGTGTTCCACTCCGCTTTGGAGACCATCTGCCCCAGGGCTTCCAGTTCGTCATCGGTCACGCGGCATCCTTTATCTGCATGGTGTCGCCATCGAATTCCAGTGTGGTGTAGGTGTATCCGGACGGATCGGGTTTGCCGTTGCGGTCCTTCACGATCGACACGTTCATCGCATCCGGCCCGTACTCATTCCTGACACGGTGCAGAGTCAGCACCATCTCCGGTACCCGTCCGATCTGACCTTTGATTCCTCCCAACGGGATTGGGATGTTTCCGTTGTTGTACGCACCCTGCACGTGGTGCAGCACGACCACACAAGAGCCGGTGTCGCGGGCCATGGTGTGTAGGTAGTCCATCAATCCTTCAAGGCCAGCGAACGGGTCATCCTCGTTAGATCCGGTGCCCACTCTGACGTTCGTCAGGTTGTCGATAACGACCAGCGCGGGGTACTCCCCGTACTTCTGCCCGAACGCCTCCAACGGCTGCTCGATCTGAGTCAGCGTGGGTGATGCGTCGTATTTGAACATGACCGGAAGGGCGTCCAAGGCAGCCTCCGCTGCCGCCGCCAACTTCTCCGCACGGATCTGTCGCTTGGACTCTTCCATGTCCCAACCGGTCAAGATGGACACCGAACGGGATAGCTGAGTGAATGCATCCGAGTCCGCGCTGAAGTACAGCGTGGGCACGCGGGCCTGGATGGCGTACGACAGCGTGAACGCGGACTTACCGATACCTGGTGCTGCACAGACCAGCGCCAGTTGCCCCCGCAGGAAATCAGCGTCCAGCGTGCTCCATACCTTCGGCAGTGGGTCGCCGGCTGAACCCTTGATGTAGAGGGACTGTTGCAGCGTGAACATCAGCGACCGCCGGATTCGATGGTCACGTCGTCGTAATCGTCCAAACGGAACTCCGAGAGGCTGCCGTTGGCCGCGACGGGAGATGCCAGGTTCACCACCACTTCACCGGCGCTGTGATACACCTGACGAAGCTCTCCTCGTATTGTCGCTTCGACGCCAGAAGCAAACTCCCAGCCGAACCTGATGACGCTGTCGATGTGGCTGCCGCACAGCTCCATTGCTTCAATCTCAGCCATTAGACGGTGCCCTTCTCGATCGGTGAGTCGTAGATGGCCAAGCCGATGTACTCGGCTGCCTTCTCGTCTTGGATGCCTCGGTTCAGCTGGAGGTGGACATCGAACGATGTCTTCTTGAGCAGCGAGGGCAGTGCTCCGGGAGCGTGCCCAGCGCGCCATGCTCGCATCGTCCCGTTCACCTCGTGGGGTGCACCGTGCGCAGTAAGTAGCGGATCGTTGGGTAGATCGAACAGCTCCCGAGGCCAGTCGGACGTGTCCCGTTCCGGGACTTGCCGGGGGTCAGGCGTCGTCATCATCGATATCTCCTAAGTCTGTTGTTAGCTCGATTACTTGCCGTGTCCCGTCTGGAAATCTCACGGCGATCTCTCTGCCGACTCCGGTGTGAACCGTGTCGTCCAAGTCAGCCCACGAATGCAAGCTGGCGATACGTTTGTGTGCGGCTGCAAATCTGAATGCAGCTGTCGCGGAAGGAAATGGATAGGAGGCCGGACCGTTGAGCCGGTCCAGCCTTCCCATCTCCACGAACCACCATTCGGTAGATGCGCTAAGGCTCGTGGCCTTGCGATAAGTCACATGACCACCCCTTGTACAATGTCAAGTATTAGCCCATAGCAAAAGAGCACGAGGCAGCGACATCACAGAACCGGCATTTGTCCGGTTCAGGCTTAGGTTCAAACCTCTCTGCCTCGATCTGTTCGTTCAGCCAGCGGAATGCGTCTACCACCGCTTCACGAGGCCAATCGTCCAATGAATAAGGGACTGTTGGCTTTCCGCTGTTGCCCATCCAGTAGTCGCCTACCAGGATCGGGTCCAGCCCATACTGCTCAGCTAGAACAACCGCGTAGACCCCAAGCTGGAAGTCGTCTCCGGGGCTCTTACCTGTCTTGGCATCCCGCACAACAAGATACGGTTGGGGCGAGCCGTCGTCGTTATCCCCAGCCATGCCTGGCATCCAGATCACAGCATCGATGAATCCTCGCAACCAAATCTCGTCCAGCTGCATATCGAACCCAAGCTCGATACCTGGCGTGCCGTCAGGTGCAATCCAGATGGCCTGCTCCGGATGCTTCTCGTACCATGCCAAGTACTTCGCCACTTGTTCCATGCCTATGCCGTATCGACGCCTCACGTCGGTCGCTGGCGCGTAAGGACCAGACCTAAACCAGAACGCGAAATTGGGTGTCTCGTCGCAGAACTCGTTGGTGTAGCGGTCGTACGCCTCGCTGTAGATCTGTTGGACTTCAGCGAGGGGCATCGTACGTTTGGACTTCTCCCATGCCTCTATCGCCTCGTGCACAGCCGACCCCTGGGGCAGCCACGCCGCCGGTCTCTGCCAAACCTTGTCTATCCGAGAAAGTTTGTACGAGTACGGGCAACGGACATATTGGTTGTACTGCGACACGCTACGATATACACGGTTGTCATCCATATCTTCGTTAGTCTGAGTCTGAGATACGGGGCACCTCCCCCAGTTCGAAGGTCAAATGCTCTGCCCTGCAAAGGATCATGGTGGGATCGACCACCTGCTCTCTGGAGATAGGCTCACGGTCACCGACCATCTCGACTATTGGCTGATAGATCGGGTCGGTGTCCTTGACCATTAAGCTACGGGTGACGAGCAAGAGGGAATCCTGTACGTGTGCGTACAAGAAACCTTCCCGCTCGACAACCGGTTCCCACAGAGGCTCTTGCTGTTTCGCACAGCTCTCCACGTCGTTGTGATCCCTTCTGGACTACGGCTCGATGGGCGGAATCCGCCAGATCATGCGGCCCTCCTCGGTCATGTTGGTGTGCTCATTAACTCGGATCATTAGGTCACCGTCTCTGGGCTCCTTCTTTCGGTACGCGAAGCCTCCTTGGCCCGCGATACCCGGCTCGGGTGGGATGCTCGGATCGAACTCAACGACCAGGTCTTCGTCTCGGAGCTTCTGGTAGAAGTAGCGAAGCCTCTTCAGCTTGATCTCAGCCATGCCTTCGCCGCCGGTAGCGAGGAATTCGGCGTGGTCACGCAATCTCCGGTACGGCGACGCCTTGCACATCTCTGTCGGAACCTTCCATGGAAAGTTCTGGAGCACTATCTCTTTGGGCGTCAACCGTCCTCCGTATTTGTGTTTGATCCATGAGATGTATTGGCGCGTAACGCCATACTCTTTAGCGATCCTGGATTGTGACCATCCCTTACCCTTCAGGTCTTCGATGATGGCTAGCGACAGCTTCTTGGAATTGGGATCAGTGTCTGGGTCGGTATCCCGTTGCTTTTGCCCCATATCTCCTCCACAACGTGTAGCTGGTAGGCGAACGAACACTAGGCTTTGCTGGGTACAATGTCAAGTACTCCCCTCTAACTGTATCCGCTCGGTGTGCGGACAAACCCCGACTCACTAGCCCTCTCAAGGCTCCCCTGTGAGGATGCCGAGAACACTAACAGCGATTGGTGCGTCCGTCCCAACTTTGTTCGGGTCTGTGGATATGCCCTTTCTGGTTACATCCAGCAACAAATTAGCTGGAAATCTCTATTCAATTGTTATGCAGTTATTCCACGAAATCTGGTACGGCGTGGTCATCCCAACGAGGCGCGCGCTCAAGCCTCTTCCTTGTAGATTCGGTACCCGTCACCCGAGGACCACGCAACCCTGTAACCCATGGACACCAACAGATCCTCGGCCTCCAACATGTAGATGCCGACCTGTTCGTGGTCGGCGCAGAACGCGGCCCCCACGCCTCCGTAATAGAGATCCTGAGCGTCGACGAACGATTCTTCAGAGGCTGTCGCCGCGATGTCTTTCACATCGCGTAAGAACTCCTCGGCGAACTCACCGTATCCGAAGTAGGTCCCCTCGCGTTCCAGTACCAAGGTCACTGACATTTCATGCCTTTCAGTCATTGCGCCACCATCGATGCTCAGCCTCATAAGGACGTGCGCTCTGCTATGCAGTCTTCGTCGTCGCACTGGCAGTGCGAGTCATCGCAGTCGTCCCCGTACCCGTGCTGCTCGATCCAAGCCTTACCCGACTCCGGGTCTCCAGCAGCGGCCAGAAGGCGCGACAACGCCTCTACCTCAATGCAACTCAGTGACTCGCCCACGTGGCAAGCCAACAACCCGTCACCCCATACCTCCACAAAGTTTTGGAGTGCCGGAAGAATATCGTCGGTCATCACTTCAACAACTCCTCTACCGCCCCGGCTAGGTGCTCACCCAGCTCTGCCAAACGTTCGTCGTGGTCGTACATAAGTTCGTCCCAATCCGAGTAACCACACAGCGGCTCACCGCCCTCTGGATCTTCGTACTTGGCGATATCATTGTGCTTGTGATTCAGCGCAGTTTGAAACTGCCCCAACGCTTTCCGCACTTCCGTCAAGTCTTTCGTCACTTGCCGTCGCCTCCTTCCCTAAGGAGTCCCAGATCTGCTAGGAGCACGGTGATTTGAGCATCGATCCACGCGCGGAACTCCCGACTGACGTACGCTGGTCTCACAGGGCCTTCCGCTGGCTTCCCAAGGTCGAACTCGTACCAAGCCTGCGGGTCGATATCTACCGTCAAACTGATGTGCACTTTCATGGCTGGTAGAACCCTTCTCTCAAGATGGTTTCAACTGCGCGATCGATTGCTTCGGATCTATCTAGGCCGTGGGGCAACCCGTGTATGTATCCCAGGACCGCCGAGATGGCGTCGAACACGGCCCTGCGGACTACATCCACATCGGGCTCAACTCTTACCCACATGGCTACCCTCCCAAAATGGCTGGTATCAAAAGGAATATGGGACAGAGCAGACAGAACGTCAGGATTACGTCGGTCATCGCGGACCGAACAAGTAGTAATCCCCGTGGTCGTACACCTCGGTATATCCGTCATAGCTCATGTCACGTGCGAAGGCTTCATAATCGAAATAGGTTTCGATTGTCTCCCGAATGCCCTTGTCAATCACAGGGAGGATGCTCTCTTCCACGTACTCATAGGCGTAGTCCTTCAGCGACTGGCTGCCACGGTACGCGTCGCGGAACGCTTCAACCGCATCATCAAGGGAGTCAAAGCTATCCAGATATTCGACCTTGTCCAGGAAGATACCGAACGCGACGTCTTCCCCGTTGGACTCCAACGCATCAAGCGTTTCGGCTAGCTCGCACACCCCTTCGATCGAGGAATACTCTTCGATCTTGATCGGCCCGAAACCTTCATAATCATGAATGGCCCATTCCTCATGAGTCGAGACCGTCTCAGCCCCATAGAGTTCCGTGCCCTTGGCAAGGATCTCCTTAATACGCTCGTGCACCGACTCAGGGTCGAAACCATACGCTTCCAAGTTGATCCACCGACCGTGCAAGTGACCTGAGTTGTACGCGGCCAAGTCTGCTACATAGATCTGTGCGCTAGATGCCATTTCGGTTCTTTCACCTTTACTTTGTGATCTGTTGTATGACTGTGGAATACAGCGGCAAGCCTTACGGTCGCCGGATCGATTGACTTACAGCGCCAGGAACAACCCCGACACCTAGCGCGATACCTCATTAGTGGCCAAACATGACGTTGATGTCCATGCGCGCCTTGCAGGTTGGGCAAGCCACGTAGTTCTCTGAGCTGTCATCGTGTTCGATGACTTCGAACTCTGGCGTATCGAATGCCCCTCCATAAGTCACCCATTCGATACCTGAGCTATTGCTATCCCAAGCGTGAACCGAGTCAAACACCCGGCCAAACAGACCATCCCCCAAGTCTTTACCGTCGTGCTGTGTGCAGTACAGCGACACGTGGCCTTCGGTGTAGAACTCGTATCTACCCTCACCGAGAACACGGAAGGCCCTTGGCTTTGTGTAGCCGCCACGAATGTCACAGCCGCCGTGGTACTGGACTAGCGCGTATGTGACGCCGTCGCTGTCGTTGAACACCACGTACTGAAGCACAGAGTCGAGCCAAGACTCGCCATTGTAGGTGTTGACGACCTTCACATCCTCGTGCTCCCAGCTGCGATCGTGTGCCGCTTCGGCGAAACGCTCTGCACATTCGAGCCAGGGTGAATCCTTCAAATCCCCAAGCGTGGAATACAACTCGAATTTGCGTTGCATCCGAGGGTCATGCTCCAGGAACGAATCCAACCATTGGAACGCCGAGACAGTGATGTTTACGTATCCCCACGAGGCATCGAGTGTCACGCCAGGTGTTGCCATCATGTCGGCGACCGTCAACCCTTGATTGCGTTCCCAGTTGCGACCGTATGCGCCCCCCGAGTCCAGAAAGTGCGACCCGGTGTTCTCTGTCCACATCTCCAGAAGGGCGCGCTGAGTAGCGGTGCCTTCGATAGGTGCGATGGTCGCAGTCATGGCTATGTCTCCCTCGGTGTTTGAGTGGCATCTGCAATTGCTGATAGGGCTAGCTCGAACGCCTCCCGTTGCGTACGCACACTGCCGTAATCGCACCCGTCGACTTCGATGGCTTCATAGACCCACGAATAGGGCTCGTATTCGTCCGTCTTGTAAACTCGATATCGCACCATGCCCGTGTCTCCCTTGGTGTTTGGCGGATGAGAGTGCCCCTGGCGCGAATCGAACGCGTCCACGGGAGTGGCCAAACGCCTTAGCGTGGCTCCCGTAACCGTTAGGGGCTGTCTGTACAATGTCAAGTCTTACCGCACGCGAATGAAGTTATCTCCCCGTGCGACATACACTTTGCCGTCGATGTACGCGACTCTTTGAGCTTTCATGGCTAGATGTCCCAGCCGATCCCGCAGATATGGTTGCCCATGGTCGCGCAGTCCCAACCGCTTTCGTCCTCATCGATCACACCGTCGTTGTTGTCATCTCCAGGGATGGTCTGTACGACTGATGTCTCTTCATAGGCGATCGGGTGAGTCTCCGAGTACACCGCGCCAGCGCCAACTACAGCACCAGTCAACGCGGCCAACATGATTCGCTTGATGTCCATGCCTGTCTCCTTTGTACAATGTCAAGTACCTTGCGTGGGCAGCTGAGAATCGAACTCAGTTGCGTGATGCCACCATGCCTATGCATGTGCCAGCTAGTGACCCGCAGTCATTCCACTGCGCCAGGTCTGCCCTACCCGCAAGCGCCTTAGCGCTCGCGAATGTCATGGCTTGCAGGTTTGCATCCGACCACCCCTACCTATGGGCTCCCTTGTCTGAGCTACCCACGTTCCCGCTCACGTCTTAGGTGAGCTTGCCGAACCGTCATCGCATGGGTTGACTATCCACGCTCGTGTTCGACCCGTAATCCCCGTGAGTTGGTTCCCGCGTCACGGAAGATGGTCGGCCTGCTATTGAAGAACTAGTGACGTGGTCTCTGCCCTCGCTATGCCGGTCATCTCTACCGGAACGGTTGCCCCGCTTGGTCTTAGGTACATAGGCAGCTCACACCTGCCGTCACCGAACCACGCCACATGTTCAGTTGTTAGTCGAGAGTGAATCTCTCTGAGCCGACCTTGCGATCAACTCGTGAGAACCAAGCTAGCCGGTGGTTCGTACAATGTCAAGTAGCTGAGTCGAAACTCGCTCGGAGCGCCGGATACCAGGCGCTATGCGTTCGTTAACCCAACTGACCGTGTGGGTCACGCTCCGGACGGTACGAATTGCCCAGTAATGCAGGCGATTCCCGTGAGATTCACTATCGAATTGTCTTGGATCAAGTTCGCCTTGCTGGCCGAACACCGAAAGCATGGCACGGATGTCTGTCCAATGTCAAGTAGCTAGGTGTCCGCACTGGTGGGGCCGCATATCGAGCACCCTTCCGTGACCAGGCGGGGTACACAGCACGCCCTCTCTGGGTGGGCAGGGTGCAGGTGTGTGGCTAGTGGGCATGCAGGGCACAGGGACTAGGTGGGCACTGGGGGTAGGTGGCATGGCAGCACAGGGACACAGGCAGGGACAGGGCACAGCGTGAGGTGTGGGCACAGCGCAGGCACTCGGGTACGGGCACCGGGCACCCCAGGGGGTATACCCCTGCCCCCGCGCACTAGATCGGTGGTGAATGCGCCTGAGAGGTCGTGTACGGGTTTCCAAGTCGATACAGGTAAGAGGCTTGCCCTACGACCCGCACCACTCGCCCCCAGTTCGATTCTGACGGCTTTTCGCAGGCCACCTGGGGTATTGGTACCCCCGAAATTATGCCGGCCAGACCCCATGGTTATGTGAATTGGGTCACATGCTTGGTGTGATTCCGGCCTTTTCTGAAAAGTGGAACCCATTATCGGGTGAACAGGTCAAACACCACCTGCCCCTCTTGAGAGAGGGGGAACCAGGGGGTGAGAGCGGGTCTCGGTCTTTCTGGGACCGAGCCCGAAGCCCCAGAGCGAGAGGGCTCGGAGCTTAGGTTGCTCCTCCCCCTTGGTAGAGCGACTTTGGGTCGCTCCTATCGGCAGCATGGCTGCCTCTGAACCGCCCACCGAGGGCGGTGAGTGATCTTTCGACCTCCGCTGGAGGTCTCTGCCGGCCCGCTGGGGCCGGAACCAATCGCACTTCCACCATCGGAAGTGCTCTATCGGCCCGCCGGAAGAGGCGGGCCTCTACTAGGGAGTCCCAGTTTGTCTTGGGATACATCGAACCGCCGCGCAGACCTCCCATCGGATTGGGAGGAGCGCCGGCAAGAGGTTCTTCACGACGCCGAGGGCGTCTGCGAGATCAGATGGGCCGGTTGCCTTGGATGGGCGACCGACGTCGATCACATCGAACGTGGAAACGACCACAGCAAGCGCAATCTGCGCGCCGCGTGCAAGTCGTGCCACGGCAAGAAGTCATCCGCCGAGGGCGTCGCCCAGCGGACCAAGTTACGAGCCATGAGGAGACGACCACCGGAACGCCACCCCGGCTCTAGGTAGCGGCCAGGAGCCGCTAGATACCCAGGAGGTAACCAGTGGCAGGCTCACGTGGCCCCATTGCAGAACGTTCGGACGCAACGGTGCGTCGCAATATCGGAGACCCGATAACCAAGATCGACGCCACGGGCCAAGTCCAGGTGCCCGATCTCGACCTAGCCAACGCCCATCCGCTGGTCAAAGACATCTACCAGTCCATGAAGGACTCCGCACAAGCGCGGTACTACGAGCCCACGGACTGGCAGTACGCGCGGCTGACCCTGTACGCGGTGAACGAAATGCTCTTGGACCCCAAGGGCATCGGCGCGATGAAGCTGACTGCGGTGAACCAGATGCTCACTTCACTCTTGCTGACCGAAGGCGACCGACGACGCGTTCGTATCGAGATCGAGCGCAAGCCCGCAGGTCCCGAAGGCGTCGTCATCGACGCCCAAGACCAGTTCAAGCAGTGGATGGAACAGAAGTAACCCCCCAATCCGGCCCGGAGGCCGGTCTCTGAGATGCGTCCTGCTACCTGGACCGCAAGCTCCCCCTCCGGGCCTATCAACGTGAAAGGAGATCGGCGTTGGCCGCTATCGGCATAGAGCTAGATCCAGACCAACTCGTCCTCACCAGAGGCCGGGACTTCAAGTGGCACTTCGAGAACCTGGACGAGAACGAACAGCCGATCCCGTTCCCCGCTGGAGACCTCTTCTTCGAACTACAGACCCGAGGCGAGCACAACTCCAAGCAGGAAGTCCGAGTGCTACGGGCCAACGAAGGAACCTACAAGCTCGGCCTGGCCAACAGCTGGTCTGCCCCCATCGACTACTACGACGCGGTTGAGAACCCGCATTCGCAGGCCGGAGACATTACCGATGCCCTGGAAGGCATCCCGGCAATCGGCCCTGGGAACGTGAAAGTCACTCCAGCACAGATCTACCCGGTCTGGCGCATCAACGTGGTGCTCAACGGCACCAGCCAGAACGAGATCCAAGAACTCAACATCACTAACCTGTTGGGCTGGCTCGGCGCGAACATCGGCAAGGGCCGTATGCGCCTGTCCTACAAGCACAACGAGACTGGACTGCTCGAATTCACCTCGACCGCAGCTGACATCCAGACAGCCCTGGAACGGCTTCCCCGCATCGGCACCGGAAACGTCCAGGTGACGAAGGTGTCCGATGGCAAGTTCCGAATCGAGTTCGTCGGTGCGCTCGCCGGCAGAGACGTTGATCAGATCCTGGTTACCGCATACGAGACCGACTCCGACAACTTCTTCGACAAGATCCTGGATACCCTGACTACCGTCACCTCCCGCACCATTCAGGCGGGCCGAAAGGCAGCGCTTGACGAGCGGCTGATGAACCTGCTGAACAAGTACGTCAACGAGTTCTTCGACCTATTTGACGAAGCCCTCGGCCTCGATATCGACTTCGAAATCCGAGACAACCTGAACTTCACGATCGTCACGCAGTCGACAACCGCGTTCGCCGAGACAGACCTAGTGACCTTCGCAATCGATGTGGCCGGATCTTCTCTGAAGACCTTCTTCAACGGAATCCTCGACCTCACTGGGATGTTCACCACTGTCGCGGTTGACTTCTACTGGAACCACATATTCCAAGTCGAGTTCGTCGGCGCACTGGCCAATAAGCATCTGCCCCTACTTCAGGGTGATGCGAGCGCACTGGGCAACGACGCAAACACCCCCGGCATCCAACCCGCCGTTGAGGTCTACTCGGTCAACCCCGGCAAGGAGCCAATAACCCTATGGCATTTTGATATCGAAGGGACGTTGGCCAGCCTGAAGGTGGAAAGCGAAGAGGCCGACAAGGTCCAGGCCCGCACAATCTGGCAGCTAGTGTTTCTGCCTGCCGGTGAGCCGGCGGGCGGGGAGCCCGTTGCACGCGGGCGAGTCTGGGTGCAGGAATGAGGCTGAGAGGCTTTCCCCCCGAGGGAATCCCGGCACTGTCCTATGTATCGACTCCGCAGGGCGCTATCGTCGGCTCCGCGCGACGGCAGGTCGGCAAGATCATCTCCGTACCGGGCAAGCCCGGAGCGAAGGGCGACCAAGGAGACCAAGGCCCGCGAGGCGAAGGTCTCCAGGTCGACGGCACTGCACCTGACGCCAACCACCTCCCCTTGGCGAAGGACCACCCGCTTGAAATGTGGTCAACAATCGACGGTCAGTTCTGGCTATCGGACGGAAATGTCTGGTATTTGGTCGAGCTGCAAGGCCCCCGAGGAGAGCCCGGAGAGACCGGCCCCCAAGGACAACCGGGTGTCCGGGGCGAGCGCGGACCAGAAGGCCCGAAGGGAGATCCCGGCACCACCAGCTGGACCGGCATCACCGACAAACCGGCCACATTCCCTGCCAACGCACACACCCACACGGTCGCGGAGATCACGACGCTCCAGCCGGCACTAGATGCCCGAGAACTCAAGTCAGCCAAAGGCGCTCCCAACGGATACGCACCGCTCGACGGCGACGGCAAGGTGCCCGCGACCAACCTGCCCTCCTACGTCGACGATGTTCTGGAAGCCTCCACCCGTTCGGCATTCCCCGCAACCGGCGAGGCCGGCAAGATCTATGTCGCCCTCGACACCAACAAGACATGGCGGTGGGGAGGCTCGGACTACGTCGAGATCAGCGCGTCTCCCGGCTCGACTGATGCGGTTCCCGAAGGCAGCTCCAACCGGTACTACACAGACGCCCGAGTCCAGTCCAAGGTCGCGGCCATGTTCGGCAATACCGCCGGCACGATCTGCCAGGGCAACGACGCACGGCTGTCCAACGCGAGAACCCCTACAGCACACAGCCATCCGATGTCCGAGATCACGGGCCTGGATTCGGCGCTGGCCAACAAACTAAGCGGGGACAGCTCAATTCAGCTGGTGAGCAAATCCACGCAAGCCGCCTACGATTCCGGCCCCAAGACGGCCACGACCCTCTATGCGATTGTGGGGTAGCCGATGCCAGTGAGGATCGGCACCGCAGATCCGGCCAAGTTCTATGTCGGCACCCAGCCAGTCAAGCGGCTCTTCCTCGGCTCCAGCCTCATCTGGCAGCCACCTTTTGCAGGCACGTCAAACCAGTACACGACGCCAGGAACCTACCTCTACGCCGTAGACGACCTGTCCCGCTACATCGACCTAGTAGGGATCGGCGGCGGTGGAGGTGCGGGCGGCGGCGACGGCGGGTGGAGCTGGCCCGTCTCAGAGGGCGGAAAGCGCGGCGTCTGGAACGCCATTCGCCTGGAGCGTGGCGTGGACATCTCCTGGCTTGTCACGCAGATACAGCTCGACGTCGGCCCAGGCGGGCCGCAAGTCGGCAAGGAGACTCAGGGCAATCCGGGCACGGCCACGGTATTTCGCCTACCCGGTGGCGCAGTGCTGCTGAACTGCTCGGCGGGCGCAGGTGGCCGGCCCGCGAAGAATGCCTCTGGACCGAACGTCGCAGCAGAAGCAGCCGGGAACACCACGTTCAACGGCATCCCGTACACAGGCGGCGGCGCGACTCCCAACGACACGGACGGCTACGCACCCGGAAGCGGCGGGGGTGCAGCGACAGGCGGCGGATTTGGATCGGGCAAGCCAGGTCGCAAAGGCGGCGACGGCGCAGGATTCTTCCGCGCCTACCAATGACCCAACCCCGTTGGGTCTCTTGGCACGTAGCTCAGTTGGTAAGAGCATCCGTTTGAAAAGCGGAAGGTCCCTGGTTCGACCCCAGGCGTGCCAGCCAAGCAGGCGGTCCCGAAACGCAGGGAGCCCCTGCACTTGGGCCAGTGGCTGACTGGCAAGGCAACGGCGCGGTAACCAGCACGCGTCGCGTATGCAGGTTCGAATCCTGCCTGGCCCACACCCACCCCCGTCCTCGTGGCGGGGGTCTTTCATTCTCAAACCGAAAGGTATCAATGAGCTTTCGCAACGTGTACGGCAACGACTGGTCAGAGAACGGCTGGCGTATGTGCAACCGCGATGAGTGCGTACTTGTCGACGGCCCGTTCATGAACACCGCACCGCTTCGTCGCGGCCCCGCCGAGATCATCCTCGGTGACTTCGTCCGCAGGTATCACGCGCAGGTAGCACCGATCGTCTCCGCTGTGTGGGGGTGGTCACTGACCAACGACGTCGGGGATTCAAACCACCTGTCGGGCACCGCAGTTGACATCAACGCAACGCAGTGGCCCTGGGGCATCAAGAAGATGCCACAGTGGCTGATCGACCGGGTCAATGCGCTGCTGGCCGACTACTACATCGACGGCCAGTGCGGCATCTACTGGGGTCGCAACTGGAATCGCCCCGACGAGATGCACTTTCAGCTCAACTGGCGTGAGGGCGACCCCCGGTACGCCAGGCTCATTGCCAAGATCCAGGGCAAGCCCCCGGTCATCGTCAACCCACCGGCACCGGGCGGATCTGTCGGAGCAGACGGCAAACCCATCCTCCGTATCGGATCAAAGGGCGCAGAGGTTCGACAGCTCCAGGCCGGCATGAACGCCGTCTTCGCGGACTACTCGAAGCTGGACGTAGACGGCGAGTACGGCCCGCTCACGGCAGCCGTGGTCGCGGAGTTCCAGCGCCGGTCGCACCTGAAGATTACCGATTATGGCGTCGTCGGTGCGATCACCCGCAAGGAGCTGAGTCGATACAGCATCCTCGGTGCGGCCAAGAACACCGCGCCGGCAGTGCCCACTCCCCCAGAGCCAGAGGCTCCCGCACCGCGTCCGATCTACATTTACTCGGCAGCCGGCACCGGTGGCCAGTGGTGGCAGGGTCCGCAGTTCGAAGCCGCAGAGTGGTGCAAGGGCCTGAACATCCACCACCAGCCTGTCGGCTATCCCGCTGGCGGCTTCCTCGGCCTCATGGGCGGCGACCCCAAGATCTCGTACAACGACTCGATCGCCAACCTGGGCGATGAGCTGGAACGGCTTCTCGGCAAGAACCCCGACATTGACGATCCGAACATCGAGTTCTGGTTCTTCGGCTACTCCCAGTCGGCAGACGGGCTCAAGCGCAAGGTGGCCGAACTGTTCGGCGACGGCGGCGACTACTCGCACCTGCGATCCCGGATCAACGGCCTGATCCTCTTCGGAGACCCGACCAGAGCCCCTGGACCGACCAAGGTTGGAAACAACCCGCCCGGTTGGGGCATCGCACGGTGGGACGCCCCGGAGTGGCTGGACAAGCTCACCTGGTCGATCACGACGCACTACGACATGTACGCCTGCGCGACGGACGACACGTTGGTGAAGTACTTCTACCCGTGGTTCATCCGCGCCGAGACCGAGCTTCCGTTCGTCATCTATTCGGCCAAGATCATCATCCCGGCACTGCTGGACCTGGCAGCCCCCTTCCTGGGAGGTGCACTCGGCGGCGTCGCCACGCCGATCCTGAGTGCACTCACCGGACTTGGTGGCGCGTTCATCGGCCAGCTACTCGGGGACATCGCGGGCGGTGACGAACCAGACCCGGAGCTGATCAAGCTCCTGAGTATCCAAGGGATTCTGTCCAACATCCCCCAGCTGATCAAGACGCTGGTGGCCTTGCAGGGAATCCAGACCCACGGCGAATACCACCTGCCCAAGCCCGAATTCGATGGGCGCACAGGCATCCAGGTCGCATGCGACATCGTCAGGGACTTTCGACGCTGACAACTTGACATTGTACAGAGAGGAGGGCGGATGACCCTCACTAAGGAACTCCTGCCCTCCCCTCCCCACAAGGTCGGGCCGACGTGGCAGATCTACGAGGACGGGACATGGCACCTGCCGGAGCGCACGCTCGGTTGGGCCGTACTCGACTGGTGGGCCGAATACGTCAACACCCCTGCCGGCGAGAACAGCTTGGAAACGATGCAGCTCCTGTATCAAATGGGGCGCTCTCCACGGGCTTTCGTTCCCACTAAGGAGCAGGCCCGATTCACGCTGTGGTGGTATGCCATTGACGAAGAAGGAAAATGGCTCTACCGCGAGGGCATCCTTCGCAGGCTGAAAGGCTGGGGCAAGGACCCGTTCGCGGCCGCGTTGGCGCTGGCCGAGCTGTGTGGCCCTGTGCGCTTCTCCCACTTCGATTCCAACGGCAATCCCGTTGCCAAACGGCAGAACTCGCCATGGATCACGGTCGCAGCTGTCAGCCAGGACCAGACAAAGAATACGTTCTCGCTGTTCCCGGTGATGATCTCAAGCAAGCTCAAGTCCGAGTATCAACTCGACGTCAACCGGTTCATCATCTACGCCGATGGAGGCGCTGGCCGCATTGAGGCCGCGACCTCCTCGGCAGCCTCTATGGAGGGCAACCGCCCCACGTTCGTTATCGAGAACGAAATCCAGTGGTGGGGAGCCGGTCCGGACGGAAAGCTCAACGACGGACACGTCATGCACGAGGTCATCGAAGGCAACGTCAGCAAGATCCCGAGTGCACGCCGACTCGCTATCTGCAACGCACACATACCCGGCAATGACACCGTCCTGGAAAAGCTGCACGACAAGTGGCTGAAGATCGAAGCCGGCGACGCTGTCGACGTCGGCATGCTCTACGACGCCCTGGAAGCCCCTGCGGATACGCCCGTATCTGAGATCCCTTCCGAGAAGGAAGATCCCGAGGGCTATGCCGCTGGCGTGGCCGCGCTAATGGACGGGCTGAACGTCGCTCGCGGCGACTCCATCTGGCTTCCGCTGGAAGAGATCATCATGTCGATTCTCGACGTCAGCAACGACGTGATCGAGTCCAGGCGCAAGTTCCTAAACCAGGTCAACGCCTCCGAGGACTCCTGGATAGCTCCCCGTGAGTGGGACCGTCTGGCATTGACAGATCCGATGTTCAAGCTCAATCCCGGTGACAGGATCTCGCTCGGGTTCGACGGTTCCAAGTCCAATGACTGGACAGCGTTGGTGGCCTGTCGAATTGACGACGGCTGCCTATTCCTGATCAAGGCATGGAACCCCGCCAAGCATGGCGGTGAGGTCCCACGGGACGACGTGGACACCACCGTTCGGCTGTGCTTCGAGAAATACGACGTGGTGTCTTTCCGGGCCGACGTCAAGGAGTTCGAAGCGTATGTAGACCAGTGGGGCAATGATTTTCGACTGAAGGTGAAAGTCAACGCATCACCGAACAACCCGGTCGCTTTCGACATGCGCGGCAATCAGAAGCGATTCGCCTTCGACTGCGAGCGGTTCCTCGACGCGGTGCTGGAGCGCGAGCTTTACCACGACGGCAACCCGACGCTGAAACAACACGTGCTTAACGCACGACGACATCCCACGATTTACGACGCCGTGTCAATCCGCAAGGCCAGCAAGGACTCTTCCAAGAAGATCGACGCTGCTGTCTGTGCGGTCCTGGCTTTCGGTGGCAGACAGGACTTTCTGATGAGCAAGAACAACTACAGCCGCCAAGCGGTGGTGATCAGGTAGTGGCGGTCAACAAGCAAGAGACCGTCGACCCAGAGAAGGCCCGAGACGACCTACTCGACAAGTTCCAAGAGCAACAGAACGCGCTGACCGACAGCCGAAAGTACTACGAGGCCGAGCGCCGACCAGACGCTATCGGACTGGCGATACCGAGCGAGATGGAAGACCTTCTCGCACACGTAGGGCACCCCCGGCTGTATGTGGATGCTGTGGCGGAGCGTCAAGAACTACAAGGTTTCCGCCTCGGCGGCAAAGACGAAGCCGACGAAGAGCTTTGGGACTGGTGGCAGGCGAACAACCTCGACATCGAGTCGACACTAGGAAACACCGACGCACTCATATACGGGCGGTCGTACATCACGGTCGCCGCTCCGATACCGGACATCGATATCGACGTCGACCCCGACGTGCCGATCATCCGAGTCGAGCCGCCAACTTCGTTGTATGCCAAGATCGACCCCCGCACCCGCAAGGTGTCCCAAGCCATCCGCGCCATCTACGACGACACGGGTGAGGACATCATTGCCTCCACCCTCTACCTGCCTGACCAGACGGTCATCTGGGAGAAAGCCAACGGTGATTGGCTAGCCCCGCAGAGCATCAGCCATGGACTCGGCGTAGTGCCGGTTGTACCCATACCCAACCGGACCCGCCTGTCGGATCTTTACGGAACTTCTGAGATCACACCGGAACTTCGATCCATTACCGATGCATCCGCGCGCATCCTCATGCTCCTCCAGGGCGCAGCCGAACTGATGGGTGTGCCCCTGCGAGTCTTCTTCGGAATCGATCCGAGAGAGCTGGGCGTAGATCCGATCACCGGACAGAAGAACTATGACGCCTACCTGGCACGCATCCTCGGCTTCGGCAATCCCGCCGGCAAGGGATACCAGTTCGACGCCGCCGAGCTTCGCAATTTCGTTGATGCACTGGACGCACTGGACCGCAAGGCAGCCCAGTACACGGGCTTGCCCCCGCAGTACTTGTCCAGCGGCGGGGAGAACCCCGCTTCCGCTGACGCCATCAAGGCGTCCGAAACGCGGTTGGTCAAGAAGTGCGAGCGTAAGAACAAGGTCTTCGGTAGCGCGTGGGAAGAGGCCATGCGCCTGGCCTACCGAATTGGCAAGGGCGGCGATGTTCCCCCGGAGTACTACCGGATGGAGGCCATCTGGGCAGACCCGTCGACCCCGACGTACGCGGCCAAGGCCGACGCAGCTTCCAAGCTGTACGGCAACGGCAACGGAGTCATCCCGAAGGAACAGGCCCGCATCGACATGGGATACACCGCCACAGAGCGGATGAACCAGCGCAAGTGGGACGAGGAAGACCAGGCACTCGGCCTGGGCCTGGTCGGCACGATGTACGGCCAATCCCCCACGGCCAGGACCACGCCTGCTGCCCCGCAGTCTGACTCGACTACCAAGGCCGTCCCGGCGTGACCCCCGCCGAGTACGCCAAGCGTCTCGCAGGAATTACGTCGCCGGCGGTTCTCTACATCGTGAAGGTGGCCAAGATCTTCGCGAGGTACGAACTGGACTGGGCGCAGTGGATACAGCTGCTGCACCTGATCTACCCCGAGATCGAGAATCGGCGGTACCAGGCCGCTGATATTGCTCGGGAGTTCTACGACTCGCAACGCGAGGTCCACCGCCCGGACCTAGACCGCGACGACCAGTTCCTGGTGAACTACTCGTTCGAACGGTTCGTAGAGGGCATGGAACCGGCGCGAAAGCGTATATCCCAGATGGATTCTCGGGACAACGCGATATCGCACATGGCCCTTCGTGCAGCGCGAGAAATCGAGAACGCAGGACGACGGCAGATCATCCGGGCCGCAGAAGCCCAAACCCAGCCCCAGGTCATCCAGGGCTGGGCACGAGTTGCCACCGGACGCGAGACATGCGCCTGGTGTCTGATGCTGATCTCACGCGGACCTGTCTATTCAGCCGCTGAGCGAGCAGGTTTAGACCTCGATGACGAACTGGCCGCTCGCATGGTTGCAGCCGGTCAGGATGTCAGCGAGTACATGGATGAGTGGCACACCGGATGTGACTGCAAGGTCGTGCCGGTATTCGACGTAGAGAACTGGGTCGGCAAGAAGGAAGCAGACCTCGCTCTCGATCTATGGAATGACGCAACCCGAGAAGCTGACGAGCTGATCGAGTCTGGCGAATCACGCACCTCCCACCGAAATACAGAGGCTATCAACGCCTTACGCCGTCGCATTGAGCGCGGCGAGATCGACCCCTTCAAATACGCCGCCCTCGCAGCGTAATTCACGACGGCCTGGTGCCGTCTCTAACCATGCCCAGGAGGCAACCATGACCGATACAAGCACGCCCGATTCCGCTGACGACGCCGGCAAGACGTTCAGCGCCGAGTACGTCAAAGACCTGCGGGACGAGGCAGCCAAGTATCGCACCGAGAAGGCCGGCGCAGTAGAGGCCGCGAAGGTCGACACCCGTGCCGAGGTCATCAAGGAATATGAACCCCAATTGGCCGAAAAGAACAGCGAGATAAGCGCTCTCAAGGCCGACCTCGACGCCGCAACCGTCGAGAACCTGAAGCTGAAGGCAGTGCTCGGGTCCGAGGGCGTGGACGCCAGCGACGTCTTGGAACTCGTTGACCTGGTTCGGGGCGACGACGAGGAGTCGATCTCCGAGTCCACCAAGCGGGTTCTGAAGTTCTACAGCAAGCAGGACAAGGACCCCAAGTCCCCTCCGTTCGACCCGACTCAGGGCCACGGCGGCGGCGCGGTGCCGCTCAACGGCGATCCCATCCTGAACATCCTCAAAGCCGCCGTAGGCGCTAAGTAACCAATTCCCAAGAGAGGAAACACATTATGGCAATGGACCCGCAGATTGCGGCCAAGGCAGCTGTCACCGGAGACTTCTCCGTATTTCTTACCAAGGAGCAGGCACAGGACTACTTCGCAGAGGTCGAGAAGACCTCGATCGTCCAGAAGCTCGCCCGAAAGATCCCGATGGGTCCGACCGGCATCACTGTCCCCTACTGGGACGGCGCGGTACAGGCCAACTGGGTCGGTGAGACCGAGCAGAAGCCCCTGACTAAGGGCAAGTTCAACAAGTGGGAGCTGGAGCCGACGAAGATCGCGGTCATCTTCGCAGAGTCCGCTGAAGTCGTGCGTCTGAACCCGCTCAACTACACCCAGGTCATGAAGACAAAGATTGCCGAGGCCATCGCTATGGCGTTCGACAACGCGACGCTTCACGGCGTCGACAAGCCGGGTAAGTTCGCCGGCTACCTGACCGAGACCGCGCAGGAAGTGTCGATCGCTGACGTTGCACCCGGCACCGATACCGAGGTGAACGCCTACCAGTCTCTCGGCGTAACCGGTCTGAAGATCCTCACGGACCAGGGTCACAAGTGGACAGGCACCCTCCTGGATAACGCCGTCGAGCCCTACCTGAACGGGTCGGTTGACAAGGCCGGTCGTCCGCTGTTCGTGGAGAGCACCTACAGCAGCCTCACCAATCCGATGCGCGAAGGCAGCATCCTCGGTCGCCCCACCGTGCTCAGCGACCATGCCGCTCGCGGCGCAGTCGGCAGCCGCGTGGTTGGTCTCATGGGCGACTTCACCCAGGTCATCTGGGGCCAGGTTGGCGGTCTGTCCTTCGACGTCACCGATCAGGCAACCCTGGACTTCGGCACCCCCGGTGACCCGAACCTGATCTCGCTGTGGCAGCACAACATGGTGGCCGTCCGTTGCGAGGCTGAGTTCGCGTTCAAGGTGAACAAGAAGGACGCCTTCGTGAAGATCACCGACAAGGCGCTGGCCTAGCCCGGACTTGACATTGTACGGAGCGGAGCCCTTCGGGGCTCCCTCCTACAAGGAGGAATACATGCTAGTTAGACACAAGATCAACGGCGTCGTCGCCGTGGTGGGCGATGAGCTGGGCGAACGACTGATCGCCTCCGGCGAGTTCGTGAAGCCACGCAAACGCGCGGCAAAGACCGAGCAGGAGTCGCAGCCGGAAGATGACGTAATCGCCTGGCTTGCAGCCGAAGAGGCGTTCCTTAACTCGCAAGGAACCTGACCTATGGCTGCCTACGCCACAGCAAGCGATGTAGCCGCTCGGTGGGGTAAGGCGGTAGCAGATCTCGATCCCGAGATCGTGGCGCTGATCGAAGTGCGCCTTGGCGATGTCGAACGAATGATCAAGCGTCGCATCAAAGACCTCGATGCCCAGATCGACGCCGACAAGGTAGACGTCGAAGACGTCAAGCAGGTTGAGTCGGATGCTGTTCTGAGACTTGCCCGTAACCCCGAGGGTTACATGTCCGAATCTGACGGCAACTACACCTACATGCTCCGATCCGACCTTTCCAGCGGAAAGCTGGAGATCCTTGCGGATGAGTGGGAAACGCTCGGGGTCAGTGCGTCTGGGATGTTCGTCATCGTCCCGATCTTGCAGAGGAAGTCATGACCGGCGGCAATTGGCCAGGAGGCCCGGTCCCGGACGACTATCCGTACAAGCCCGACGACGTCCACAACAACTGCACCCCAGGCAATCACCGATGCGTGCACGACTGGCGCATCCACTGGGGCAACGTCAAGCGCACCATACGCGGGGAAGGAGGCGGATGAGCCTCCTAGACGGAGGGGGCCAGTACGAGCCCTGCACCTTCTTCCCGGAGGAGCTGGTGATCGACAGTGACGGCAACAAGCGGACCCAGGCATCGAAAGTCGGCATACCGACCCAAGCCAGGTTCGACATCCTCGGACAATCCGGCACTTCATCCCGCCGGCAAGAGCAGGACAACGAGGGCTACGAGTCCGAGAAGGTCTACTCCATCCGATTCCCTCGATCGTTCAAACACGTTGTGGGGGCACAGTCCGAGATCGAGTGGCGCGGTGAGCGTTGGTACATCTTCGGTGACGCCAACCGCTACAACAGGTCTCGCCGCACACGGCACACCACCTACACCATCAAGCGGTACTGATGGCCAAGCTGTACTACAACGATCGCGGTTTCAACCAGCTCATCTCCCACATGGAGGGCGTCCACAACGAGGGTGGCGATATCGCCCGACGAGTCAAAGGCAACGCTGAGCGCCGGCTCGCTCCGCACCGTAAGTCCGGCGTCACCCGCGTGACCATCAGCCAGGGCGAGGTGGACTGGTTCGTGAACCTCGAAGGCGAGTCCGAATTGGCCGTCGAATCGATCGAGTTCGGTCACTGGGTCAAGGGCAAATACGAGACCGACAAACCGAAATACGTTCAGGGCCTTTACATCCTCACCCGCGCAGCGGGCCTGCTATAGGAAGGAGGGCGCACATGCCGAAGAAGCGCAAGCTATCTCGGGTACAGAAGATCGTCCTCCCTATCCTCCGAGCCGAGTTCCCTGACGTGGAGTTCACCTCGTGGGGAGCAGACATCGACTACCGCGACTTCCCGTTCGTCAACATCCGCCGAGTGGGCGGCAAGCGGAACCCGAAGAACCCCGATCTACACGCACTGCCGGTGATCGAGATGACCGCATACACCGACCTCGGACTTCCCGAGACCGAAGACCTTTACGAGGACTGCCTACAAGCGCTGTATGACGCCGTGAAGCGCCAAACGCTCACGCCCGCAGGCTATCTGCAATCCATCGACGAAAACATGGGCTCCACTCAGTTCAGCTCCCCTTTCGCCAACTCATGGCGGGTCCAGGGGCTGATTCAGCTGGGCATACGCCCTCCCCAAACATAAAGAGAGGCATGCCATATGGCACAGAATGACAAGGCCGTAATCACAGCCGCTGTCGGTTATGTGTTTGTCGCTAACCCCGGCACCCCCAAGCCGACTCCGGCACAACTTACGGCGCTCGATCCCGAGACTTTCGGCGCGCAGGTCCAGACTCTCACGGTCACCGCAGACGGTGGCCAGTTCACCGCGAAGAACGCAAGCACCGACACTCCGGTCAGCATCGACTTCGACGCAACCCCGGCAGAGGTCCAGGTTGCTCTTGAGTCCCTTGCTTCCATCGGCGAAGGAAACATCCATGTGGACGAGGCCGGCACTCTGGCCGGCGGTCTGGATGTGACGTTCATCGGCGCACTACAGGGCACCGCGCTAGCACCGCTCACCCTGGCCACATCGGCTCTTACCGGGGCCACCAAGACGGCCACGGCGGTGGTTAAGACCGCGCCGAACGGCTGGAAGAACATCGGGCACACGTCGCGTAACGACATGCCGGAATTTGGGTTCGACGGTGGTGATTCTGAGATCCGGGGTTCGTGGCAGAACGCCAAGCTGCGAGAGCTGATCACCGAGCAGGCAGCCGACTATCTGACGATGTTCCTGCACCAGTTCGACACCGATTCGTTTGAGCTGTACTACGGCCCCGACGCCGCTGTGAACGAGCCGGGTGTGTTCGGTGTGGACGGCGAGCAGCACGTCAACGAGCGGGCGTTCCTGGTGATCGTCAAGGACGGCTCCGAGAAGGTCGGCTTCTACGCGGCCAAGGCGTCTGTCCGACGCGACGACGCTATCCAGATGCCGGTGGACGACCTTGCGTCTCTGCCTGTCCGAGCCACGTTCCTGAAGATGCCCGGTCGCCGGCTCTTCGACTGGATCAGCGAGAAGCTGTTCCGCTGACCCTGACTTGACATTGGACAAGCGTCCTCTGTCTCCCCAGGGGGAGGGGTTCCTTGGCGGGCCTGCCCCTCCCCCTTCAAAACCCTTGGCCCGCTGCACAACTTTGAAAGGTCTGCCATGTCCAACACATTCTCCCTAGACGATATTCGTGACGCTGCACGGCGCAAGTTCTGCCCATTGAAGATCTCGTTGAGCGACGGCTCCGAGGTCGAACTCAGAGGCTTCATTCGCCTGGATGAGTCCGAGCGCGGGATTGTCAAAGACAGCATCGAAATCCTGAAGCCGCTAATGGAAAGCGAAAGCGCTGACGAGATCCCTGAAGATGACAAGGCCCTCATCGCCGAAGCACTGATTGACGTTATCGCGGCCATCGCGGGCAAGGGCGGTGACCGGCTGGTGGAAGAGCTTGGAACCGAATTCCCGGTCCTCCTGCATGTATTCGAGACCTGGATGGTTGAGAGCCGCCTGGGGGAAGCCGAGCCCTCGCAGACCTCCTAGACGAGTATGGCGAGGTTCTGATAGCGGACCTCCGGCACTACTACGGGGTGGATCTCCTGGACTTGTTCCGGGAGAACTCCACTCTGACACCGGAATACCTCCTAGCACTCATCACCTATCTGCCCGTGGAATCCGCATTCCAAGCGGAAAAGCGCGGGGGCCAGCAGTTCCGGGGATGGAACCCACAGATGTACGCGATCGTCGCAGCCGTCAACGCGCTGCGCTCGCTCCAGCACATGTACGTGCTCACACATCTAGGCAAGAAGGCGTCCAAGCCGAAACCGCCTGAGCCCTTCCCGATCCCACAGAAGAAGAAAGAGGAGCAGACCTCGTACAGACCTGGCTCATTCGGAGCAATGGTCGGTTCGATGATGGCCGCTTCCAGACGTAGGAAAGCAGGAGGTTAATGGCCGGAAAAGGGCCTGGAGGCAAGGAAGTAGGCCGGATCTCTATCCGGGTGGTGCCCGACACCACTCGGTTCCGGGACCGGCTGAAGAAGGACCTTGAAGCCCTGGAGAAAACCCTCAAGGGCGAACTCGGGATGACTCCCGACATGGACGGCTTCCGCGAGAAGGTAAAGGCCGCAACTGCCGGCATGGAAGCCAAGGTGAAGGTTGACGCCGACACCAACCCCGCCAAGGCAGCGTTAGACAGGTTTCAACGCCGGATGTCGTCCGACGACGGGATCAAGCTCAAGCTAGACCCGAAGTTTGATTACGCTCTGCGGCAACGACTTAAGAAGATGGGGGCCATCAAGGTCCCGGTCGAACTTACGTTTCGCCAGAAGCTCTCCGGGTTCCTGAAGAAGGGATTCAGCGAGGACAACAAGTTCGGGCGTCTGAACCGGGGCATCCTCGATATCGGCGACAGTGCCTTCAAGGCGGTTACCGGGGTCCGCGCATTCGGCATGAGCCTGGTCTCAATCGTGGCCATCGCCTCACTGCTGGTGCCCGCGATCTCGATAGTCTCTGGGGCACTCATCGCCTTGCCCGGAATTCTCACCGGGCTCGTCGCCCCGATCGCAGCAGTCGCGCTGGGACTCGACGGCATCAAGAAGGCTGCTGAGAATGCCGGAATCCCTGCGGCATTCAAGTCCTTGCAGGCAACCGTATCCCAGGTATTCGCAGAGGGCTTGACCCCTGTATTCACACGGCTGCTGGACATCATGCCGGCACTCAAGACCGGATTCTCCGCTGTCGCCGGGGGCGTTGTCAGCATGGCTGACGGGTTCGTTAACGCCATCACCTCCAGCCGTGGCATGGCGCAAATCGAGGGCACGCTGTTCAACATCGGTGACGCGCTCACCCGCGCCGCACCCGGCATCGAGAACTTCACGTCCGGGATGCTCACCCTGGTCAACAGCTTCTCCACCAAGTTCCCCGGAATGGCCGACGCGTTCAACGGATTCGCCGAGCGGTTCCTGAATTGGGTCGAGAAGATCACGACGATAGATGCCTCTGGCACTTCGCAATTCGACCGCGCAATGCAGGGCCTGGGCGAGACACTGAAGGGCCTCGGGGGCGTGGTCGGTGACTTGATCCTCAAGGGTTTCGAGTGGCTGTCCAACCCGGAGAACATCGACAAGATCAAGGCGTTCTTCATCGAGGTCAAGCGCGCCATAGATCTTCTGTGGCCGGCGCTCGACAAGGTCTTCTCGGCAGTGCTTCGGACGATGGACGCGCTCAACAACATCGGATCGTTCCTGTCGGGCGACTGGGCAAGTATTACTCCCGGCACCGGGTTGGACTCCCTCGTAAGCGGCCTGGACATCCTGAAGGGCACGTTCTCGGAGACGTTCAACGCCATTAAAACAATCGTCTCGTCTACCTGGGATTACATCGCCACAGCAGCCACCGGAGTGTGGGACTCCCTCGGAGACAAGCTGACGGGTCTGGCATCCAACATCTCGGGTGCGTTCACCAACATCGGCCCCGACATTGTCGCCAACTTCGGGTCTATCGTCCCGTCGTTCACCGACATCATCAACCAGGTTGTCTCGGTGTTCGCAGGCGGCGGCACGCAGCTGACGACAGAGGCGGGTAGCTGGCCAGGCCGGATAGTGGCGGCCCTGGGAGACGTCGGCAGCCTTCTCGCCAACGCGGGACGAGCACTGATGGACGGCCTTCTCAGCGGCATCAAGGCCGGGTTCCAAGCGGTAACCGGCTTCGTTGGCACGATCGCAGGGACAATCGCCTCCCTGAAGGGTCCGCTCCCCTACGACCGAGTCGTGCTGACCCCCAACGGTGAAGCTCTGATGGAGGGCCTGGGCACCGGCCTACAGAACGGTTTTCAGAACGTCCTGGCTATGGCCAAGGAAATGGCGCAACAGATCTCCCGAGCGATGTCCGACGGGACGGACCTGTCAGGGATGTTGGGCGGCAACAAGTTCCCCGACCTGACCAAGATGCTCGACACCATCGAGCAGGAGCGCAAGTCGCTCAAGGTGCAGCTGGACAACACAGCCGACAAGGGCATGAAGAGCCAGCTCCGCGATCAGATGCGCCAGCTACAGCTGGTGAAGGACCAACTGTCTCTCGACAAGGACAAGTTGAAGAACGCCCAAAAGTACGGCGGTGAACTCGCCAATCAAGTTGGGAAGCAAGACGATCTGGGCCAGAAGATCTGGGACGCAGGGGTGAACTTGGGCAAGGCCACCAAGGACCAGCTGATGTCCGATCTGAACATCGGCGGCGGTGCCGTCTCCAATCTCGGGGACGAGCTTATGAACTGGGGCCTGAACGCCGGCAAGAAGTTCATCTTCAACGTCAACTCCATGGACGACGCCCTTGCGGGGCAAAGGAATTTGGTCAACCGCGAGGCTTTGCAATTCGATCGGAGGTAATCCAAGTTTGAAAACGCTCGTTGAACTCGAAGGAGTCAACGGCGAGTGGTTCACCCTGGCTGGTCCCGGAGAAGGGGACCGGGGGGTGTACCTCGGTACGAAGGTGCAGGGTCTGTACGACCCGCCCGTCAAGGTGGTGTACGAAGAGCCGGGAAATTACCCAGGCGCACGCTACCTGAATCACCGAATACTCCGACGCGACATGGTTTTCGGCGTCGAGATCCTAAACGACAAAGGCGGAGAGAACTCGTGGATGTCACGAGACTCCGAGTGGCGCAAAGCGTGGGCATACGACCGCGACTGCAAGCTGTACGTAACCACCGAGCGCTCCGGTCGTAGGTATCTCAAGCTCCGGCTACTAGAAGCCCCGGACGTCTCGCTAGACACAGACCCCGAAGACAAACCGATCAACCGGGTCATCATGACCTGTGTATCGGGAGACCCGTTCTGGTATCAGGACGATGTCGTGTACTCCGCTGAGACACAGACAGATACGACTTTCGACCCGTCGCCGTTCGGCGGCGTCTGGCCGTGGCAGAAGCTCCCACAGGAGAAGCTGTTCATCACGGTCGACCCCGCAGACGGTCGCGGCGGGCTCAACCCGACCGACGTAGAGATCTTCCTGAAATGGAGCGTCCCCGCCTCCGAGGACATGGTCCCCGACCTGCCGTGGCCGCTCCCACCTGGCATCCCGATCCCCTGGGAGAAGGCACCGTTTAGCCAGTACGTCATCCCGGACTACTCGTTCGAAGATCCCAAGCTGGCAGATCGCAGGCTCAAGACACCTGGGCTGATCTACGGAGAGAACTGCATCATCGACACCGATCCTCGGGTCGAACAGTTCAGCTCCGAGAGCGGATCGCAGGTCTGGGCACGCACCAACGGTGTGCGGTTCAAGCACTACATCCCGCCCTACACCAAGTCCAAGACATTCGAGATCGACGTATCCGGAGTCCGGGCAGGGCAGCTGATCACGCTTCGCATTCCGCGTCCGTGGTCTCGGCCTTGGGGGCTTGAGTGAGCGGGCTAGCCACCCTGGAGGCCCACAACAACCTCTGGAAGCTGGTACAGCAGCGCAGGGCTAAGCAGGAGATGGAGAGGCTTCGGCCTCCCCTGATCCGGCTGTGGGACGGAGATATCAACCTCCGTGGCGTGGTGGCCGGCGAGCGCGCCGGCTCTTTCGAGTTCATCGAGAACGACACCGGCACCGCGTTCCTACAGCTCTCTCTGGACCACTACCTCGCCAAGTGGGTGATGAACCACCGTGGCCGCGCCAAGCGCAACGTCCACGTGTCGTTCGACAAGCAAGGTGCCCGCTGGTTCGGGTGCATGACGACCTACCGCGTTGTCCGCGAGGAGAACGGGGACGCCTACCTCGAAATCAACTTCAAGCACGACTACGAGCAGGCCAAGCACGTTCTCTGCTGGGCAAACCCGTTCCTGAGACCGGAACTGCAATTCCCCAAGCTGTGGATCATCTTCGGTCCGGCCAAGTGGTGCCTGCTGATGACGTTGTTTGTCAACCTATTACGACTCGAAACGAGTCTGTGGACACTGCCAGACAACCCGCTAGATCCCTCCGAATGGTTCCCGCTGTCGCTGAACATCAGCAACTGGCGAAACATCGTCAAGCCGTTCCCGTTCCTCGGGGACAACTCCAACCTGACGGTGGTCTTCTCGCGGTTCAAGACGTTCCACGACGTGGCCAAGCGCGTGGTCGAAGACGCGCAGCTGACGATCACCTGTCGTCGGTACCTGCACGGCGAAGACCCGCACCCATTCGAGGATCTGCGCGGTGAGCTGAACATCGGTCCTCTCGAAGATCTGTTGTCTCTCATCCCGATACGGCACGGCTGCCTGGTCTGGGATATCGATGACAAGTCCGAGTGGGGCACTGAGACAGCGTTCGGCGGATCTCTGTTGGTCGGCTTCGTCCGGGCCATGGTCACGATCGCAGCGGACGGCACGACCGAGGGCGTGGACGTCTTCACCGGAGACCCAACGTTCCCTGGCGAGTACGGCAACCCGCTCTTCATGGGCACGTCCCCGAAGGCCCCGTGGGTGGTCTTCCAGGAAGGCGCATACACCGGCATCAAGTCGTCGGAGTTCATCTACCACGAAGCCACCGACACATCATTCGTGACCGGCGGGCACTCAATGCCTGGCATCAACGAGGCCATCTCGGCGGGCATCAACATCGGCGGGGACTTCCTGACCTCGTTTATCAACTCGCAGCTGGCCGCGCTCGGCGCGATCGGTGGCGCTATCGACCTCCCTCCCCTGGGCGGTCTGATGGACGCGGTTGCCAAGCCGTTCTACGAGGACGTGTTCGGGGCGTTCATGGAGGTGCCCACTCTCCGCGCCGCCGGAATGTCTCTGCCCATCGCGGGCCTGGAAGACATCGTCACCGGGCTTGGGGACTTCCACTACTACGAGGGCTGGGCAGACGGCGTCGACAAGGCGTTCACGCTGTCGGCGGTTATGTCCGTCCGGGCCAAGATGTGGGCCACTCGGCCCTACACCTCCCACCTGATCAAGGTCTCCGACGCATCTCCGTACTACATCGGGGAGAAGGGCTTCGGCCACTTCTGGCTTGGAGATCGTGTTGGCACAACGGTTTTGGGATACCCAGATCCGGACATGATCTTCGTTGAGCGCGTGAACAAGATCAAGTACGCCTGGGATCAGGACGGCCCTAAGGGCTGGGAGATCGCAATCGGCTACCGGGAGCCACAAGACCCGCTTCTGAAGGTATTCGAGGCCATCCGCGACATCAACGGCGCGATGGGACAACTCGGAGTTCTGTAACTACGAAAGGCCACGCCATGCCCATTCCCACACAGGGAGAAGTCAACCTCGGCAACCCCGAAGAGCACTTCCTGCCCTGGCTCCGCAACATGCCCATGATCGCCGGTATCGGCGCGGTAACCCACCCAGGGGTGCTGCGAGCTTGGTCAAAGCACTTGTGGGAGACGGCCAACGTGAGCCGGGACTATCTGCTGTCGCTGGCTGATGAGAACGGATACATCCACATCAGTCAGCTCCCCGAGCCGACCAAGAAGCTACAGCTGCCTATTCGTGGCCCGTACGACACGTACAACAACGCGGCCCAGTGGGTCTCTACCGACAGGCCAGATCCGAAACCGTTTGTGGTGCAGGACGTCCGCAAGATGACGATTCAAGAGCAGCACGCCGTCCGAGACATGTTGATCGAGACCGGCGTCGTCACCGTGCCCCAACAGCAGCCACCTATGGCTGAAGTTTTCGAGTGAAAGTAATTGCAAATGAACGAATTAGAAGACACCCAGCCTATGCAGCTGATCAAGCTCGGGTGGGATGTCAACGGCGACGGTGAGATCTCCGACGTAGAGGAGAAGATCCCCGAGCCCGCCATCCTGCGAGCGTGTCTGTTCGCGCTGGCGAACCTGGTCGGCCTAGTCGCCGGCCACGAGTTCCTGACTCCAGAACTGCTGGAACAGATTATCAACGTGTACGCGATCGTAGGCCCGGTCATCCTCGGCTTCTGGATTCGCAAGCACGTAACCCCTAAGAGCAAGTGAGCGCTGCACTGGAATGGGTCGCTGCACTCAGCGGCCCCTCCGGTGTGGTTCTAGGTGCGTGGGGGAAGGGCTGGCTAGACAGGCGCAAATCGGTGTCCGAAGGAACCAAGATCGACGCCGAGGCAGCACAGATCATCGCCAACACAGCGTTGAGTCTCATTGCCCCGGTTGAGAAGAAGGTTAAAGACCTCACCGATCGGGTGGACGAGCTGGAAGAAGAGAACCGCAAGACGAAGTCCAAGTTCCAGGTAGCCATCGACCACATCAGGTCCCTCTACCTCTGGATCGATCGCCACCTCCCCAACAAGACGCCCCCCTCGCTACCTACCGCATTGGAGGTGAATATTGACATCCCCTAATCAGCCGGCCCCCGCTGGTGCATTCGTTATCGGCGGCGGTGAGCTGGCCTACGGGCAGGACTACACCAAAGACATCGTTGAGAGTCTGTTCAAGCTCCCGTCGATCAACGCAGGCAACGCAATTGACCTACTGCGTGACCAACTCCTGAAGCTGCCCCTGGAAGCGCTGAAGGTCTTCGCACCGCTGATCCCTGACTCAATAGAGAAGGACTTCACCTCGGTCGTCAAGGCGGTGACGTCGATTCTCCGCGTATTGACCAGCGTACCAAGGTCCTTCAGCTGGCAAGAGTGGCAAGCATGGATAGGCAACACGTTCAACGTGGTGACCACCGAACTCCGTCAGATCATGGAGATCCTTGCCGGCCTTATCGTTACCCCGATCAACGCAGCCGTACAAGCCGTTAAGGACTTCTGGGCTGCCCTCATGGGCAAGACATCCCGCCTGAGTTCCGAGGGCAAGCTAGACGCGGCCAACCTCGTGGGCCAGATCGCCAAGACCGCAGTCGAGGGCCTGGAGCAGCTGGCAGCCAACGTCGTGGACGGATTCAAGGCCGTGGTCAACGGCTGGACCGGAGGCTCCGGCGCTACCGGCACCCCGCAAGAGGTCAAGTACACGATCGAGCAGATCAAAGACGCCGTGATCTCCGGCTACAACGTCGTGACGTTCACAACCTCACAGACCAACTGGCCCAAGCCCAACTGCACCGAGTTCGTCGCAGTCCTCATCGGAGGAGGCGAGAACGGGGCAACCGGCGTCGACGGACCGCAAGGGCCTGGTGCACTCGGTGGCCTGCACGGCTCGTACATCGTCCAGCAGTTCGTCGTCAGCGGACTCCCCGCTGCCTTCGATATCCAGGTCGGCACAGCCGGTAACCGCTCGTATCTGCGCGCCGCCAACGGCTCTCACACCGGAACCCTGCTAGTCGACTCAGGCCCCCACGGCTCTCTTGGCGGCACCGCAACAGCTTTCGGCTACGCAGGCACGGCTTCTCAGCCCGGTAGCGGCGGATTCGGAGCAGCTGGCGGAAACACGATCGGAGGCCGCGAACCCACCCCAGGCGGTCCAGGCTCCCCGAGCACAGCTGCCGCTGGCGGCACAGCCGGTGCCGCCGGTAAAGACGCCGGCAACGGAGGTGACGGAGGCCCAGGCGGAAACGTCTCAGCCGCAGCGCTGACCAAGTGCGGCGGTGGCGGTGGAGGTGGTGGAGGCCGAGGCGGTGGAGGTGCAGCCTTCCAACGCGCAGGCGACGGCGGTAAGGGCGGTCCCGGTGGATACCCCGGAGGCGGGGGCGGCGCTGGCGGCGGTCGAGGCACGAACGCCACCTACGGAGATGGCAGCCAAGGCCCCGGAGGCCCAGGTGCAACCGGAGTCGTATGGATCTTCTACAGATAAAGGAATCGACGTGGCTACTGCTGAATTGGTGGGCGAACTCCTACCCCAGTTCTGCCCCACTACTAACCACTACAAATGCTCAGACGGCACGTACCTATTGGTCACGGTCCCGAGCCTGGATTCGGTCGGCACTCTCACCGCGACGCTAGGCATAACCGTCCCCGTGGCTGTTTCACAGCTGCCGGTGCGCGCGGACATATTCCTATCGGACGAGGATGCCACGGTGCTAGACGCCGATGGCGACCCCGCCAACGGACTCACTCCGCTAGCCACCCTGGACGGAATTACCGACCACAAAGAAGCTCTATCACTGCTCGGATACGAACTCACCGAGTAACAAAGAAACCCCCTATCTTGGACGAGAGTCCTTGGTAGGGGGCTTTTTTGCGTTTGGGCTTAACTCCTTCTCATATTCGCTTCAAGTTCCGGTGGGACATTGATCTTGGATCGGGTGATACCAGCATTGGACTTGGACCGCTTGCCCACTATTCCCGTGATGCTCATGGCGAACGTAATGCCTGACTTCGACAACAGCTCTCGTTTACCAGCTTCGTCGGCGGCTTCCCACGCTTCTCGATACGTCCCACCAGTTGACCGATATTCCCAGTGGGACTCCCGGCTCGGTGACGACTCCAGCTCTGCAATACGCACATCCAAAGCGCTGAGTTGCTTCTGTAGCCGTTGTTTTGCCGTAGCAGATACAGCCTTGCCCGCAGCGGCACTTAGTTCGTCAAACGCAGTGACAGCCTCTCTGAGTTCGGTTTCCCGTGAATCTCCGGAGACCCATACCCGCTCTTGCACCTCCCAATCACCAACATGTTCCAAGAATGTCTCCTCGGCCATCGACTCCACATCGCCTGCCGGGATATGCACGGTGCACTTGTTGATATCGCACCGGTAGTACCTGTACTCATGGCCTCGGGTGTTGTACCGAGTATGAAATAGCGTGCCGCCGCACTCAAAGCAGTTCACCAAACCGGCCAATGGCGAAGACTCGGGCCTCCTGTTGTTTCTGCAAGCGTTTTGAATCTGGTCCAGGGACGCCTGCAATAGCTCCCACCTATCAGAGTCGATCAACGGCTCTGAATATCGCAACGGAGATCCGTCGTCGTCTCGGACAGTCGTGTTGTTGTGGTGCACGTAGCCGCGTAGCGCATTGTTCCGCAACATGTTCCGCATTGCGGTCTGTTTCCACTTGCCCGTCCGGGCCTCGTCTGGAGACCACTTCAATTTGGGCTGACCAGCTTTCACGGTCTCGTGATACGCAGCTGGCGGTCTGTATCCCTCGTCGTTCAGTTCGCGGACTATGTGCCCCATTGGCCTGCCGTCGATCATGTCGTTGACAATTCGGTCGATCACCGTAGACGCTTGCTTGTCTACAGAGAGCGCCCATCCGGTCCCGCTGGGATGTGGGACTTTCACGTAGCCGTACGGGGGCTTGCCGCCCGCCCATCGTGCGGATTGTCGGAGCTTCTGGCGAGACGACAACTGTCGCTCTTTGATCGCCTCCAATTCGCCTTCAGCCACGCCGGCAATGACGTTGGCAATCATCCGACCGACCCACGTAGATAGATCGAAATTCTCAGTGACGGAGATGATGACCTTCTCGTACTCGAAGCACCAATGCATCAGCCGGTTCAGGTAGATAGACCCGGTTGCGAGACGGTCCAGTTTCCAGGTGGCAACGATGTCCCACTCCGGAGCACGGTCGCTCAGCCACTTACCTAGTTCAGGTGTGTCGAACGGATCTACTGACCGAGACACGTCTGAGTCCTCTGCCCACCCGACGATGGTGTGGTCGTGGGTCAGCGCCCACTGTTCGATTATCTCCTTCTGTCGTTCGATGGAGGTCGATTCATCAGTTGACCTCGATAGACGTAGTCTCCCCAATACGCGCATGATGGAAGGATACCGTGTT